TCGGCAAACGACGGCTCTCTTCCGAAAAAGCTCTTCATTCGACTGATCATCGTTTCTGTTTCCTTGTCTGGCCTTACTTCCTTACAATATCGAAAAAATGACTTCGTCACGCGCTTCACCAAAATCTTTTCCGGCGTAATTATCTCCCCTGCATATTGCTTTTTCTCGATTTCATTTTCCCAATGCATTTTTCGACGCTTAATTTTTGCGTTATAAAACTTTGCAGATTCATGGCCGACGACACGGCCCTCTACCGGATCGAATTGCTCGGGCGTGACATATATTCCCAAACTCTCTTGTGGGCGACAACGAGGGTTAATATAGACTTCGATTTTTAAAGGGAATTTACCAGGGTGTTTGGCTGAGTTGTAATTTTGCCATTGAACGACTTTGACACGGACGTTTTGCTCCTTGTGCATTGCAGGTTGATTTGATAACAAACCTAATAGAATTATTGCATAATTCTTGCATAATTATTGCAAAAGTGTTCCTAAAGTGTACCAAAATATCCCAGTTGTTCGCCGATATGAATGCTGGATTTTTTGCTTGAACTCCGCGCCAGATCACGCATTTGACTGGTTTTCAGGTGCTGCGGCGATAACTGAAAAACGTCCCGTTAGGGACGATTATTGAAATTCTAAATGTATGATTTTCACACAAATGTAAAGGCTCCAAAAAAATGTTGCATAGCTGTCGCATGCAGGTTCGTCCCAAAAATATCGAAAGTTTTGTTCAGAAAAATTAGAACGTATCTTTGGGCATGCCCAAAAAAGACAAGGATACGACGAGGATAGTTGTTAGTGTGCCCGCCGATAAAGCCGACGAGTACAGGCAATTAATAGAGCGGAAGCGCCTTATGGATGACGAGAAAGGAAAAATTGTCCTTGAGATGCTTGAGAAGCATCGGGGCATGGATTTTACGGAGCTCTCGTGGCTTTTAGAAAGGGATTATCACATCGACCGCAAACCTCACCGGCTAAAAAAAATTGCGGAACGTGTTGGATTGATAGAAAAGAAGTAGTTTCGTTTCAGTATAGTTATTAAATGTTGATTTATCACTGTCCGCTGCCCCTCAGCGGACTTTTTTTATGCCTCATCGCGACTGACTTCTCCATCCTTGTCCAACAAAATGCGTCGCACATTTGCGGGCTTTACCTTATAAATCGGTCGCCTAACGGCATAAAGCCTGTCTTTGGCTACCCGGGCAATATTGATCATGTCTGCCTGGTTACCACCACCAACGTGATAACAGTCGTCATCCTCGCCAATGTATAGACCAACGTGCCCGGCGCCCCCGGATCGGGTAAATACAAGGACATCCCCAAGCTGTGCGCCATCCGTTACTCTTTCGCCAAACTGGGCCCAGTTCTTTGCCCATAATGGCGGGAAGTTCACCTCCTTGCCCGACCGCTTGGCAATAACGGCCATTGCCAACCCACACCACGGCACCGCATCATGGCGATAATCGCGCTCAACCCCCACCTCCTTGGCCCATTTCATGATCACCGGGTTGTCCTCGTCACCTGGCGTTTCCTTTGTTCCATACACACGGATGAGCTCGATTATCATTTTCGGCCCGGTCTCCTGTAAAAGCCATTGATATTTTGTTGGTAAGTTCATAACGCATGATTAACTTTAATGCGTTAACAGTTCTCGCAAGCGCTGACGTGAATCTTAGCCGGCCTCCTGCGGCTGATATCTTTAATTACACTTGTGCCCCGGCTCTCGTAACGCCGGGGTTTTTATTTAATTCCAAACACTTTGTGATAGACGAGCCAAAACCCTGCATTCCAAACGATACCCATATTTATAAGGATAACCCACCAACTTCCAGGTGGTGGCGTCGTCTTGCAGGCAATGAGCGCAGCAACAACACAACAAACCATAAGCGATTTTGAAATGTGCCAGGCGTCGAGTTTATAGCCGAAGACTTTGCCCGCATATTTCCACGATTCTCTCTTGTACCAAAATCTTTGGTTCCAGCCCCGGAAGATTGATTCGAAGTAATTCTCGTTTTCAAACGCGTCCATACAAGCGTTAAAAAATGCGGCCGCTAATATCAACAGGTAGGTGATCATTTGCGGTTGCCGGCGATAAACATGATTAGAAGCCCGACGACAATCATCGCTACACCTGTAGCCATCATGGGTACAGAACCGACAGTGCGCTCAGGAATTGTGCTCTCATCTTTATCCCACCCGATAGCTCCAAGTAATATGCCGCCCGCAAAGAGGGCCACCCCCCAAAAAATTGGATTCTTAAAAAGTTTCATATCTATTTTTTAAAACTGATTAATATGTTTCCGTTAATGCGTCCATATACCTGGCCATTGCTTTGAATGCCGGAGCTAATCTGCCAGAGTTTATTGCGCTTGGTCTTAAGCGATAGCACACCGCCGATATTCTGAAAAACAGTGGCTTGCGTTCCCGATATTTCTGCGCCTAAAAAAACCTGGTTGCGCGGTTTATTTTCTTGCTGGACCTTCGTGTAGATCGCTTGTAGCGCCGCCACCTCTGTCCGACAACCTGCGGAAAAAGTGCGCTCCCGGATAAGCAACGAGTCCTTGAGGAGTAGTTGGCGGTCTTTGCCACTAATGACTGCGCCTTGGGTAAGCCGGTAAGTGTTGAAGTTTTGCGCTAAGGCGTCTGTCGCATCTGCGAGGCTATCACAATAGGTTACGTAAGTTGGGGCCACGGTAATAAAGTTGCCGTCCACAGGCAAATGCTTTGCAGTTCGCAAAGCCGTTGTCAGCCGGTTAATGGTCGCCTGTGACTCGCTAACAACAGCGCTGGCAGCTTGCGCCTTACGGGCCGCCGAGTCGGTAGCTTGCTTTTCGGCGTGTAGCGACTCCTCCAGTGCGGCTACTGCCCGAAAGTGTGCAATAGAGTCAGCCATCAATCTTGTGTTTATCTCGTGGAACCGGTCACTCATTGATACGGTTTCGTCGCGGTGACATTTTGAGAGAAACAGCATAATCAATGCGACTACCGCAAACCAACAAATATCTCTAAAGGTTACTTTCATAATTACTCATCTCCCTGTTTGGGGCTCATAGTCTTGATTCTTCCTTGGTCCTCTGATGATAGGTTAGAAACATAATTGTCGTCCGTATCTACAAGCATCATCCCAATGAATTTTATTACGGCCGTGAAGCCAGTATTGACGACAAGGTTTACTTTCAATGCAGTTTCCTGGTCAGCAAACTGCCAGCTTTGAATGATTACCGTGGCGGCTGGTATAAGAATCAGCAGCAGCCCGCGCTCAAGGTTCCGCCACCACTTTGGAGCTGGCCTGCTTGCGCCTTGTGAGCTTATAATTGTTGCCATTTGAATTGTTTTAACGCGATCTCCAGTTCGCCTGTTTTTCAACCCGGTCAAGCATCTCGATGTTTTTTTGCATCAGGTTGTTACACTTGTTCAGACAGTCTACAAACAACCTGTGCATATTCGCCTCTCGCTTTTCATTGCGCTTGTACATATATACAACGGCAGTAACGAGTGCGCCGATTGCGATGACTAACCCTGAAATTGCTGCGATCAGTAGGCTTAGAATATTGGTTTCCGTCATTTCTCAACTACAATAGTTATGTCAATTGTTTTTCCATCAGGCAGCGCCATCTTCGCCGTTTGCGTGCCAACCTTCAAACCCGTTATGTTTATTGCCGGAATGTTGATCGATAGCTTTAGTTCTTCTGGTTGAGGCGCCGGTGTTTCCGGCTGCTGTGGCAACTTATACCCAAACCCTGCGGCCGTCGTACCTGCCACTGGGATGAACTTGCTATCGAGCTTTGCGTCGGCGAGGGTCTGGAATTTTTGGTTGCCTACATCAATGAACACGCCTCCGTTCTCTTCGTATATGTAGTTGCGCGCGCCTATGGCGGCTATGTACCTGGGTTGGGCCAGTATATTGTTGCTGATTACCTGCTTGCTCTTTTGACCGTAATAGCCATTTACGCGAATCGTGCTGGAGCCGGTTGAAACAACAGTATTATTGCTCAGCTCCACTACGAGATCGTTGGTTCCGCGCAGTGATATGCCCGACGCATCCGTCGATGCCTGATTGTTTACCAAAAGGTTGTTCGTTATCTTACCTGGCGCACCACCTTCGGCATATACCTGTATCATATCGCCCCAACCATCGTGCACGTAGTTATCGTGGACGTTGAAACCTTTCACCCGCCCACCGATGAGAATGCCACCGTTGTGCCCGGAGTTTTTGCCAATGCCCCAGTTGACTACTTCATTGCCATAAACCTGTAAGCCGTCGATGGCCGCGCATTGGATGCCGTCAAACTCGCAGTCGTGCACGTAGTTGTTGCGAATAATAACGTTCGACAGTTTTGAGGGCTGCTTGTAAGTATTTAGGTCGGTCGGCGTTCCACTATAATAAGGCTGATTTGTTTTTATGTTCCACCACGTGGCTGTGTGACCGATGTACATTCCTTCGGTATGCGTAAAGCCTATATCCAAGTTGTAAAACTCAAAGTTTGCACAGGCATTGGGCGCCCATGTGGACGAGTTAGTAGAATACACTTCGGTTTTACACCATATGCCGTTGCCTCCGTAACGGATGGTCATGTCGTGAACTTTAAAGTTATCCGACATGTCATCAATGCGGCAATTAAAGTATGCGCCAGCAATCCAATAGCCGTTCGCATCCTTGGCAGTTGACTTACTGCCCGTGATAATGAAATTATTTTTGCTGCTGCCAAACACCTCTATGTGATGGCAGTTTTTGAACATCAGCCCATAGCTATACGAACCACCGCTCCACGTACTATCACCGATGTTCAGGACCTCGCCTGGCACGTTGCTGATTTTTATCGGCTGGCCTTCGGCGCCGCTCAGGGCGGTAATCAATACATCTTTCGGATTGCCCGTGATGTAGATCGTGTCACCGGGCGTGTACATTCCGCCCTTGTTGTCGATATTTATGTGGCCCTGCGCATCGGGCTTAAGTGTATGTGTCATAGTTTAATTGCTTGCTATTACGCGCCAAACATTTGCTACGCTATCTCCAATTAACGTATAAGTCTTACTATTTGCAATTGATGTTACTGCCGCACCCGCTTGGTCGACTACCGATCCGCCGCCTACCTGCCACGTGTTACCCGACGTATTAATGTTAATAACGGTATACGCCCGCCCATCTACTGCCGTGGCCGGGAAATTAAGCGTTCGGTTTGCAGTAATCGCAGGCAAGATAATAACGTCGCTTGCGGTTGTGAGCGTGGCGTTCGCATCCGTTGCGCGTTCCATTAAATGCGTTACTGCTCTGTTGGTCCACGCTGTTGTTCCGTCGGCGTTTGACGTCAACACGTATCCGATAGCACCATCCGAACCCGTTAGTGTATACGCATTGTTTATGGTAGGGCCACCTGTGTTATTAATCTTAAGCCGTTCGGCGCCGCCCGCGATGAAACGGATATAGCCGCCGGAGGCAATGTTATTAAATCTAAATTCCTGCCCGTTGCCATTATTGAAGCCGGTGAACACTTTCACGTTACCGTCATCGCCAATATATTCGACGCCGGAATACCCTGCGGAATTTAAATTTCGAATTCCGAAACTTGCCCCTAAGCCATTATTTACAAGCATCACTGCATCATCGGCGGCACCACTTGCGTAGGATACGAGCGATCTATTGGGCCCAAAATCAATTAATCCCATCGGTAGTTCGTCACCCGAATAATCGCCAATGAATAACCCGTTGCTGGCGCGCAAGTAAAGTCCGTTTATTTTTTGCCACCTTGCCGTAGGATCACCAAAAATGATAGTGCCATCACCAGAGGGTAGCAGTTGCTGGCTTACTGAATTATAGGTGCTATGGGATGTAAAGCCCGGTAACTCCACCATTCCCCATCCCTCAGGGACGCCAATATGAAATTCTGTATTGCCAGGTCCGGTGGTCGAGAACGATGCAGTAGTGTTGCCTCCATTTACGCTAAATCCTTGTTGAAGTCGGTATTGATTTGTCGACCCTGCATACATGCGGAAATTGGTAGTGTTCTGTCCCTGCCCGCCCGTAAAATCCACCCATGTTTCAGCCCCGGCATCAACATCTTTTAATTCCCATGCACTCAGTTGGTGGAATAAATCGACGGACTTTGCGGCCGTATCAATTGTGTAGCTTTCTATCCTGTGTTGAATATTACTCTTGTCAACCCAAAACTTATGCATCTCCTGCAAGCCCTGGAAGGCCCCCTCCCAACTGATACCGATAGCGCAATAATTGGGATTAACTCTTGTGCTATTAGGGCCAAGATTGAAACCCCAGTTCATTACATGGTTGTTGCGGCTTGTACCTGTTCCATCATCGACACTAGCGGTACCTAAATGAAATCCAGGCGTCACATGATCCAGCGAATTGATACGCATCCAGTTTTTAAATCTCGGGTCGCCAACTGTTGCCGATAACGTATCATCAAACACGAAATTGGGATTTCCATTGTCCACCTTATCGCCTTGGAGGTAGATCGATCTGTTACCGCTTCTTAAAAACCGGTCAGCACTCAGGGTTGCCGTGTTTGAGCCGGCTGCATCACCAAGCCTAATAACATCAGATACGATGCTTACGCCATCCGAGCTTGTTACCGTTGTATCGGAGCGGAAAAGCAAACGTTGCCACCGGACACGATCATACGCATACCATCGGTTATCGGTAGCCTTAAATTTTAATGCGGGGTATCTGGGAATTGCATTGGTGTCCCCGTGTTTCACCATTAGCATAGAATCCGCTAACAAGTATTTTGCGAATTCATAAAATGCTCCGCCAAACAATTGAGGCACCCCGGTCGGCACAGTGTCGCGCAAGGGAGGCAGCCCATTAGCCGAGGCGGCTTTTGCAACGAACACAAAAAGTATGATTAATAATTTCTTCATTGCTTAGTATGTGAAAATCGAAATGAGCTGGGGCGCCGATAGGGTGGTATTCCAGGTGATAGTTCCACTGCCGGCAGTAAACGTTATGCTTAAACGGTCGCTGAGACTTATACCCATCAGCAAACTGTCGAGAAAAACGACAACGCGCTTACCAACGAGGAGCGCATCCGTATATGAGGTTGCTCCATCGGCCGGCGCTCCGTTTATTCCACTACCGACAATCATTTGTTTGAAAAAGGCAAAGTTCGAAGACGCTACAGTGCCCCAGTCATAGGGCGGGATTGCTTCATCTGTATTCTCATAGGAAGGAGTAACGCAATTACTCAACAACTTTTGAAGCTGAATTACATATGCGTCTAAGCCGTCTGTTAACCCAGCGCGCCCTCGTTCAATGATGTGTGAAAAAATTGAAACAGCCAGTGCATAAGTATTTTTGAGATTTGTGCAGTTATTTATGCATGCTGTACCACAAATACAATTTCCGGCATCAACCTGAGCTTTGTACGCGGTCAACAAATCAAGCAATTCATTCAGGGATGGCGGAATAAAAGCATAATAGGTGGCCTCAAACTCTATTGTCACGGCAAGCGAAACCCAGTCATCATCGTCGTCAAGTGTATACGTGGCGACTACTGTAAGCGATACATCATATTCCGAATCGTAATAGCTCCCAAGATAGCTAAGGTCAAAAATTTGATTGGACCCCGTGATGTCCTGAGGCGTCCCCTCTACCGTTACAATGGTTGCTTCCCAATCCCTGGTTACGTTATCAAGCGTCATGTTCCCCTGTCCATAATCTGTTTCATCCTCAAGACTGAGGACAGGTGTAAAAACGTCGAAGTCCTGTGTTATGTCCAATTGGGGGGTCGAATAAGCAAGGACGACAGTTTTTGTCAACGTCGTCTCATCGTATCCCGGGGCCGTGATGTGATAAACTATCGTATATGTTCCCTGCTGGAACTCCCCGTCTGAGCGAAGGCGTAACTGTTTGCTCGCTGTAGTAAGAGCTGTGCCATTCCATGAAATGTCGGGCGAGCCATACGACCCGGTGATGCTTACCGTGTCGGGCTGCGTAATTGTAAAATAACCTTTAAGCCCGACATCCACACCAGCCGGATAATTGTCGGGGTCGGAAAATAACATGGATGACGAACCGCCTCCTTTTGCCAGGGTTACACTGAAATCTATATATGTAGAGAGGTTCGCCATCCTGAGAAATTTTTTAAAAGCTCCCACATGAAAATATCAGGAGCGTATCAACCTTTATGTTGCACTAGAAGGGACTTTTAGTATCCCCTTCAAGCGCGCATACACGTCATTTCCGTTCTTGCTTGTAAGTATCCAGTCACACATGCGTTGCAGTATTTCCTCAATACCCCCTTCGCAACGCTCAAGCACCGCAATAGTCTGTCCATTACTGCCCCAAACGAATTTGTTTTCTACAGGTTGAAATTGAATTACATTATTGTCCATCGCACGTTTAATCACCGCACGATATTCGATCTGTTTATTATTAATAAAGTCCTTAAAGAAGTCTGGAGTCTTGTCTGCAATATCCAGTACACGGTCGCGGAGGATGTCGATATCTTCGTGCTCGTCCCAGCCCATGGCGCATGCAAAATCTTTGACCTCACTGACTGTCATCGACGTGGCTACAAACATCGCGTTGGCCCGGCCCTCTTTTTCGCCAAGCGATTTTCTCGCTGCCTTCACATCATCGATCTTCGATACTACCACATAGGAATTGGCGTCCTGAAAGGCGCCCCCGCTCAATTTTGGATGTAGTTCCAAGTAGGCAAATTTGTCGCGGTCTTCGGCCTTGTTCATGTCAAGCCTCAATATTCCCCGGTCCCACTCGTTTACTTGTACTCGGTAAAAGCTGTTATCTACGGCGCCGAATTCTTTAAGTTGCTTCACCAAGCCAATCTTCTTTCTTTTCTTGTCGTAAGGATCGATTATATCGAAGGTTACTGGAGAAAGTGAGTAGAGCAACGGATACAGGTACTCCCCACCAACACGCATTTCGACGTCCGGGTTTTTGCGAGCGATATCGAATTTATATTTAATAAAACGTCCTGCTTCCGCAGCCTTATCCTCAATGTCTTTTCTTAGTTGATCTGAGAGGTTGTTATACACAACCTTCGTTCCGGTTGATTCAAGCATAAAAGTTGATTTTAAAGAATTGCGGGGAATGGAATCGAACCATTGTAAACGGGCTTATGAGACCTGTCAGCGAACCAGCACGCGCCCCGCCGTGAATAAACCACGGGCACACTCGTGTGCACCCATGATTGTACCTATTAAAAAGAAATAACCCAAGCCTAAATTAGACTACACGGAACCGTTGCATATGCTTAGCACCGAGCACCTCCAAACCTTGGTTAGTATACCAGTCGACATGCCATACCATCAGCGAACTGGTAGGTATAGGCGCCAGCGCACCGGTAGACCATTCGGTAATAATACCGTTAGAACCGGTCGAAACGCTGCTGCCGCCAGCCATAGGCTTAGGCAAATAGCGAATTTGCAAACGAGCTTCCATTCCGCCGCCTTCTACCTGCACTTTATCTTTTGGTGTGAAGTAGGTGCTTCCTACCATTTCAGGCACGATGCCTAAAGGGAACAATTGAGGGTGGTCAAAAATGGGCAAATGCACAAATTCAAATGTCGCATTGCCATAACTGAACCGGTCAACCATTAAGTCGACTTCACGACCGTCGATTACCAGGCGAACACTATTCACGCCTGAACTTCCCAAGTTTTTCAGCCACACATCCCATGGACGACGGGCTTTACTACCAAGCCACCCGAGTTGGTCGAGCGGGGCCTTGTTGGCCAGAAAGTTGTCAATGAGATCATCCACATCAGAAAAGCCAACGGTGCCCAACGACGCAACCTGGTCACTGATACCATAGGTGGTGATGTACTGATCCAGCCCCATGGTAGTTTGAATTGGGTTGCCGCTGTCGGCCAGAATTGGGTTTGAGTCGCTGAACAAGGTGGTGGATTGCACACCGGCAATCATCTGCGCCGAAATAAAACCGTTCAGCGCTTTCAGTTTATAAATGTGCTGAAGCGGCGTGTAGTACGGTTGGCCGTTGATTGAAATTTCAATCTTTGAAACCTTCTGAATATCGGTGATCTCGTCAGCTTCACGAAACACCTGGACCTGGTTGACGTACCTGGTAACAGGGTAGCGCCGGCTTGCAGGTGTGTCGGACTTTTCACTGAATGCATTTGACTGGAAAGTGATTTGATCATTGGTCGCAGCAAACAGAGGAGTATTATCCACCGATTGCAGAACAATGGTATCAACACTTGATACACTGGTTACGGTCATGATACGAGCGGAACGACCTATCGAGTTCGTGTTGCTTATGCGCACGAGGTCGCCTACGCGTGCGTAGCCACCGGTGGCAGCGGTCAACACTACGGTCATGCGGGAGGTGCCATAACCGGAAGAAACTGAGGAAATGACCGCAGTAGCGAAAACGTCATTGTTGACAAAGTGGTTGTAAGTGGGAACTTTTGTTTCTTTGTACCTGTTCACCACTTTCATAATATCCGTGAACTGTGCGTCCCGGGCGACATCTATTAAATTTGGGTTAATGTCTCGCTGATCCAAAAGGGAAATAGCTGAGACATACGCTTTATTGAGCGTTCCCTGAGTAACTGCCATGATTCTTTAATTTTGCGGGTAATAAATATGACTACCCTGAAGTAATTACCCCGGCACGTGCTAGTGCAGCAGCGGGATCGGTTGGCAACTCGGCGCCTTTGGACGGAGTGCCTATCGTTGTGGATGCATTCTCAATAGGCTCGATAGCTTTTTTTGCCCCGACTCGTTGGTGATGCTTTGCATAATTTTCCATAAAGCCCGTGTCATCATTGGCGATGGCAGCAAGCAACATGTGCTTTCGCACATTAGGTGCGCCATTGGCATCGTAGAGCTTTGAACCCCACTTTTGTGGATCAAATATGATATCCAGCAATGACTGGGGTTCGCTTACCTCGTAGTTAAAAGCATCTTCGCCGGAGCCGACAGTCATCAGCCTTTTATTCAACAAATCTTGGGTGAATGCATCTTTTTCAATTGTTCCCCGATACTGCGCAACAGCTTGCTGGCGTTGCTCCTCTTCGGCCATGGCCAATGCCTCATCAGGCGATGGCCCCATTTCAGGCGGTTTTGCAAACAACAACTCCTGTTGCCGTTTTGCAAGTTGTTCCCTAATTTTATCGGCCTCATAATTCAGCAGCAACTTACCTCGACGCACATCTTTTTCATCAAAAACATCGGGGTCTAATTTAAACTGCTCGATTACTTTCATCCGATAGATTTCCTCGAAGTCTTCCGGTGTAACATTCTGAAACTCGCTACGGTAATAACGTCTCATTATTTCCTCGGCGCTCATTTTCGAATAGTCGGTAGAAGCTGCTTCTAAGTACTCCCTTAGGTCTTCCCCGCCTCGCCACCTGGATAGAAAATTGATCATCTTTTCATCCAGGCCGATGGCCTTCATAATCTCAACTTCAGGTTGTTTTTTAAGAACTTCACGCCAGTCTGCCTCTGCCGGACGGGCCGGGGGTGATTGAACTGGCGCAGGTGTTTCAGGTTTGGCAGGCTGTACAGGTGCTTGCTCAACCGGTGCGGTGGCGATAGCTGTCTCAGTTTTCGGCTCCGCTGGCCGTGCATCTTCCTGCTTTGTTTCTGACTGGGCTGAAACGGTGGTATCTATATTCGGCACTGTAACCGAACTAGCGTCATCTGTTTTAATGCCTTCTTTGGCCATGAGTGCCGCCACATCCACAAGGCCACCAGTGGCCTCAACGGCGGCGGTATCATAAAACTTCGTCATAGTGTTGTAGGTTGATTATACGATTTCTTCAAAAGAGGGTCGTTCAGTATTTTAAAATCCTCAGGTTGCGAGGGTTCGCAAAAATTCCGCTGAAATTCATCCGGCCAAAGCACCTGAAGATAACCGTCCGGGTGACGCACAAGCCACTGTCCGTTATACACTTTTACGACATCTTCACCTCGCTGCAACAGAGCTACATACTGCGCGCCGCCGATGTGCTTAACCGGGCCATTTTCGAAATAAACCCGCACCCTTTGCTCAATGGCTTTCTTTTGCTCCTCAGTCAAATCGAACTGAATTGCATCTACCTTCTTATAATAAAGAGCCATACACCTAATCTAATGGGGTTTTAAATATTTCCACCAAAAAACAGAGCAGGTTTATTAATCGACTCCTTGAGCTTCAGGCTGCGAAGCAATTCTTTCTTTGACATCGTTGTTCATTTCAGTTTCTATTAACTTAGTTTGATTGTTCTCGGCATTCATCATGCCCTTGCTCTGTATCTCCATGGCCTTGATTTCTTTTTCAAGCTGCTTTTCGGTAACCATAAATTGTGTTTTCAAATTCCACTCTACTTGCAACGTCTGTTGTTTCATTTGTTCGGCCATCATGGCGGATTGCTGCTGACCTTCGATGGTCTGTTGGTTAATCATCATCTTCGACTTTTCGGCAGCTTCCTTATTCTTACGCACCTTGTAGGCAAGCATTTGTTGCGCTTGCTTAACATTGTATACGTTCAAGAGGTAGAGAGCGTCTGCGCTGTCGAGCAGGCCCATCGCTTGATCTTGTTGAATTTGCATCAATAAGAGTTGCTTTTGATCGTCGCTGGGCTTTTCTTCCAACATGATCCCATAATCGCGCAAAGCCAACTCGTCCGATACCGAGATAAAATAAAGGGCGTTGGAATTAAGGGCCTTGGCAAATCCCTCTACGCCTCCCTTTTTCACCGCCTGTTGCATACGAATCATAACGTCGTTGGCTAGTTGTTCCACGAGGAACCGCTCAGCAAACTGCAATGGAAATAAGGAGTTGTTTGTACTGTCGACAGCAATCGACGCAACGCCATTCAAGGTTTTTGGGTTCGGCGTGGAGCCATCCGTCAACTCATTTAAGCCAATGATCGACTGCATCTGGGTTAAGGTAATTTGCAGATGCTCATACATTACTCTCAGTTGTTCATAGGAATTATTATCAATTGGTATAATCGGTTTGTAGTTTACATTGTCGCCCATTACGTCCTTGGATCGGCCGGCAAGTACCCCGGTTTCAAAAAACATCTGCAATAGCTCAACCGGCTTCATATTCGTACCTCCTTTATTCAGAGCGACGTTTTCCAACGCATCGAGATCAATCCACCAGCCGTTTGGCACCAACCTGTTTAATGTATTCTGTATATGGTAAATGGTAAGCTGATACTCGTCAGCCAATGGCACGAGCCGCTCCATATAAGAAAGCGTGCGCATTTCATAGAAGGATGGCGCATAGAACTTATAGTCGAGCGTTGTTTCACCCATTTTTTTGGGATCAACCGAGCGCTTCATGTCCTTTTTCAAGCCAAAGTCATACGCCAGGTCTGTGCCGATAATCCACTTTATTTCATAAACGACCTTGAAGCGCTTACGCAGGTACTTGTCCTTTTTATTATTGCGTTTTTCCCACTCAGCTTCATTAAACATAATATTGCCCCGACGATTAACATTACGTTCGTAGTTCAGTTCATTGTATGAGTAGAATTGAATATCCAGGACTTTCACCTTCTGTTTGTCATAGGGCTTAAAATAGTTAGTATTTCTTCCAACCATGGTTGGCGAACTCCAGTTCCCTGCTATGTTTTCCTTGATGGTTTCGATTTGTTCATCGGTGAAAACACTTTCCCCGTTTTCATCCTTCATAGCCGCCAAGTCAATAAGAGAGACGTCGATCACCTCGCCGGCATGAATTAAGTCTTTAAAGTCAGGTCGTCGGCAATAGTTCGTAACGACCGCCTCAGGGTTCACATCCCTAAATTTTGGCTGATTGTCTTTTCCAAGCCACTCTTTATACCCGGCAACACCACAGTCAAACCAGTTTTCATAAAGTTTGCGCCGAAACAGCTTGAAGTCGTTCCAGTAAAAACCAAGCTGGATGGCCTGCTCGGCATCGCGGCTACGGTTAAACTGCTCGCCAAACTCGATGCGCATTTCTAACTCTTCAAAATCCAGCGGCTCGCCCTGCTGCGGCTGTAGCATGGGGTGGTTGGCGAGCTCGGGGTCTTGTTGTTCCATTACTTTACGCAAAGCAATTTTCGCCTTGGTGTCGGCATAGAAATGATCAAGTTCAGCCTTGGCCTGCGGGTCAATAGGGGTGCAAACAATATTATACTCTCGCTGTATCATTTTTGAAATAACGATATCACGGAGCTTTGGGATGATGGGGCGAACAGACCAATCGACAACGAGCCATGTGTTGTTAGTCTGTTCGTCTACCCCCATCAGCTTTTTATACTTATTAATTGGCTGCTTACCTTGCGCATACAACCTCAGCTCTTCATATTTATCCGCCGAGTTGTAAAAGCATGTGCGCGGTACCGTATAGTTCCAGTCCTGCCAGGCGGCTTTGGCATATTGAATTCCCCACTTTATATCTTTTTTCGCCGGATTAATATCGTTCGGCGGGTAAATACTTGGATATTGCTGATCCATTGACATTAATTTTAAGCAGGTACTTTCTGCATCTTGAAATAGTTGCTAATATCATTGGTTGATTCTATAGTGCGGTTGTAGGCCTTGTCACGGGCTGCAATAAGCGCAAAACCCGCAGCCATGGCAGTATCGTACTCAGTCGTTTTCCCGATATCGAAAAGAAGCCAGTCCTCAAGCAATTTGCCAAACACTACCTTTTCGATATGCTCATTAATATATGCCTCGGTATAGTCAGCTAAAAGTTGATGTGTTTTTTTCTGTCCGTCTGTGTAAATCCCGTAGTCATCTTCACCAGGCAGCTTCATTAAGAAGCCGTCACAATTTTTTGTTTTAAAAAAGTCCCGCCAGTTATCGACGTTCCGCTCAAAGAGAATTTGACATCCATAATACCACGCCATTTTTAGCAGGTCTTCATATTGAACTGCGGTGGTTGCGGCGCGGTAGCGGTAGAAAGCGACAAATGTGTCGTTGTAAAACGAGTTGCGTTCCAGTGGGCTATACTTCTTATATACAAAAGCTGCGCAATCTGATCGACGGTTATCTTTTACTGCATCGTATTTAAAAGGATCACATCCGGCAGTAAAGGCATGGTTGTTGTTTGGGAAGTACCGCCCACTACGCGCGACAACCTGGTTGGCATCTTCGTGGCGCTCGAATAACCAACTCACTTCCCAGCGGCCATTCAGAGATTTTTCAAATCGAACCTTCGTAAACGCTTCGCCATTTTCCCAAACAAAGTTGCCCCGCGTTGTTACGTTCTGCTTGTAACTAATGGCATCGAGCTGATAGTTCAGTTTCATCGCGTCATACAAGCATCGATTCCCATCAATGCGGAATGCCTCATGTATATCAAAGGGGTTCTTTCGGATCATAGACGAGAGTGCACGAGGGTCACCCTGCAAGCCTGCACGCTCATTCAAATAGTGCGTCTTTGCCCGCTCCACCTCCGGAATTCCATATTGATCAAAGAACGTTGTTTCATATGCGGGCAAAAAAAACCTATATAACCCCGACTTTGTTCTACCGTTCGGGTTTCGCTCCAAGGGGTCTGAGCTCATCCAAATCCGTTTACCATTTTCACCCCCGTTTTCCATCTCTTCAATAGTGGTGGTCAAAAGTGCCTTGCCTACCCATACACCATCCTGGTCAAGACAAAACCGAACTACGTTCCACCTGTCCCATACGTTACACTCCATCGTTTTCCCAAACTCATCCATGACATAGGTGTTAAGTTTTGAGCCGTCGTAATGAAATGGTTCAGATGAGCCCCAGTCAATCCAGCTTTCCAACTCATCGCCTTGTAATACATCTTCCGCGTTTCTACCTTTCTTTGAAGTTTGAAAGAAGCGTAACTCCGATGATGGGGTCATGCCCTTGCTCTTATCATAGACTGGCCGAAAAAATTCGGGCATCTTTTTAAAAAAGGTAATAGACGTTTTTCTAAACACACCCTGCGCATCGGTTGCAGTCTTCGATTGAATGCCGCCGTGATGATTCCGAAACAGCGAGGCACGGTCGAGCAGGATCGCGCCGGACTTATAAGTTTTTCCCATACGACGACGCTCGATATCTACGAGTCCCGCACAGCGTGGGTCCTCAACGCAGTATTCCCACACATAATAGAAGCGTCTATCGGTATCGCGATAATGCGGAAATCCTATGTCAATCGGGCACCAATTGAGATACATATAGTAGGAGCCGGTAATGTAAGTGGGCACGCCATTGTTCATGAACCATACACCGCATAGCCGGTAACGCCAATGCTGCTCCCTTATCTTCTCAAGCTCCGGGTCAAAATACTCGGGGTCAATTTGCAATTGCCGGAGCTCGGTTTTTCGGCGCTTGTCCCAATCATCAGGCAGGTCAATGCGTTGCCATTTTTGTTTGGCGGTCGTAATTGATTTCTTAATTACGCCAACATATTCCAGTTCGCCAGTAAGCCGGTTTTTGCCATATCCGAGCGGAGGCACCTGGCATTCGTAACCCTGCACGTCTTCAACTGTTCCCTGCGGGACCGGGTAGTACATATACACCTAATCTATAGGGAATGATTATTAATCAAGCAAAAAACAGCTCAGGTTATATATTACGCACGGCCATCAGTTCAGGCGTTAAGCGGCGCTTCGTTCGGTTTTGAAGGTCATCGTCATCTCCAAAGAAGGTTCTATATAACTTGTCCAGGCGCAGGATGTCCTTTTCAATCTCTTCCTTGATGGCGGATTTTTTTTGCACTGAATCCAATACTTCCTTGCTGTTTTTGCCGCTGATAGGCTTCATGACTTCCTTAATCGACTCCCAAAACGAAGACTCGAAGGCGCAGATCGCGGCCCACTCTTTGCTTTTGGCAAACCTCATGAGATATTTAATGGTGAGATCGGAACTGTAGGCATGGGTAGCCGTACAAATTGTTTCAAGGATGTCCGGGTCGTCCATTCCCGCAAGTTCGCCAGCTACCCCTTTGCGGTAGTTAATGTCTTTTTCGTTCGCAATCAAAGGGCTTTTCGGGTCATACACCATTATTATGAAGCGCAGCAACGCGTCAACATCGGCATCTATCCAGTCCGGCTCGATAATTTCAAGCAGCTTAGGATACGCCTCAAGCATTTTGCCTGAAACTAGTGGATTAAACTGGCAGAAATCAAAATCCTTTTGTTGGTAGTTCATTAGTCGTTGACTGGTTTTACTTCTGCTGAGCGGGTTTCGCGGGGGCCCTTGGGCACATAAAGCGGAAATTTCATTTTACTTCGCAATAGACGTTTCTCAATGGCATTATCGTAAAGCTCGGTTGGATTACCCATGGTATTTTCCATATGGTCTAACGTAATTGGATTAATGCTTATTCCCATCTCCTCATATAAATACCTGGACATCTCCTTCGCCCATTCCGGCGTCTTATCTACGTACACTTCATACGGCTTTAAATCCCCGCGCGTATATTGCGACAACATGCTTCGAGCGCCATGGGTGTCTGGGATGATATCGCGGTGACTATGGGTATCTCTATTGAAGGAATATTCAATAAAAAACTTAAAAACCGGGGTGAGGTTGCTAATGGAGCTTTCTCCGAGCTCTCTTTCGTTGTTGCCGCTAAGGTTGATTGGTGAGGCGTTCCCCAAAAACGCTTCCGCCATTTTTTTAAACTCCTCAGGATTCTGACGTTTGTAGAATTTTACAAAACTATTGGACATTACATTCATCGTAGCGGTTAGGCCCCGCAGGGGTATTTTAATATAATCGCGCAGGATTTGCGTGTTTCCGTCACTGTCCTTATACTCGAATGTCCCCGCTGGTATGTTCATGTAATTGTCCCTATGGTACGGCGGAACGCCATTAAACTCCTCTTCGTCTTTGTCGTCGAGATTGTTTATGATAGCATAGGCGGCCAGCGCGCTGGCCATGGAAGCAAACTGGAGCCCAATTTGTATCGCTTCCTGCTTTTTGAGTGCCACGCCTTCCCCTTTACCGGAAAACAAGTTCGCAATACGCCGGTAGTCAGTCATTTCGCCCTTTACCCGTGCAGAAAAAAACTGCAAAAATACCGACGCAACCTTCATCCACTTGTGTGTCTGCGGAAAGTTAGGTGAACCGGCAAAGTTTTGTACTTCATAATTTAACCGGTCGCTCGCCTCCTGCACTTCCTCCGTGGTCATTTTGGCACTGACCGTTTTATTGAAAATAGCAGATAGCATCGCCGTGAACATCTTGGGCTCAAATCCTTCGACAGCTAAGCCACGTTGGTAGGTCGCAAGCTTATGGGTCTGCTCAAGAGCGGCGCCAGGTGTATCAATGAATTTTAGTTTCAGAAAATTCTCAAGCAGCCGTTTGGCGAGAGAGGCCGATACCTCTTTAATTTTCTTTTCGTTGTCGAAAAGATTGTCGAACATGCCTTTCGAAAAGCTGTCCGACTCCATCCATTGCTTATACGCTTCAGTTTTAATGCCGACATTCCCGAGGGCAGAATGAAGCAACGCCTCGATATATTGCGGCACAAATAATGCTGCATTAACTACTGGCTCTACCAGCCCCTTCCCCGCAATCGGACCGTACCGGGACAGCATAGACGAGCGCACGAAGTCAATAGCAAAGTTTACTACCTGGAAGCCGGGCGACAAGGTGATTACCACCGCGCGGAATAGCTTGTTTAATACATCGAGGGCTTTCATCCAAGTAGCAGTTTCATAGTTGCTCATGGTCGTTAGTTTCTCAGCCACCATTTTACTAACTGCTATTACTTTGTCTTTCCCATCAATCTTTAAACGTATAGGCGCCATACCCGGCGCCACCTTAATTTCATCCAGCGGCTTCGGCACCATCCTTATCTCGCCACCCTTGATGGTTACGGGCTCCATCGCATCTACATCTTGAATAAACTCGCCCTTTGTATCATACTGTTTGTACGAATACAGTCGCTGCAAGTTTCTATTTTGCAAGGCCATTCCTTCCGACTTGTAAATCATGTTAGCCGCAGCGTCAAGAATGTCATTCAAAGCAAATCCGGGATTTGCCAGGCTGGCAATTTCCTGTTGGTACTCCTCAGTGGTTAAAAGCCCATTATTAAGCGCATCCTGTAGCACTTCAACCGCACCGTTGAAATAATCTTCGGGCGAAATTTTGTTTTCGCGTAACGCCTCGCTTAAGTCATTGATAGTTTCAAGAGCATCGTTTTGGGTTGCAGGCAAATTATAATCAATCCCTTTTATGCGTTTTACAATCCCGCTAATGCCTACCGGCTGCTTTTCCATCCCGGCCCGCAACTTCTCCTGAACTACAGAAAACGGGGCGTAAAAATCATTTTCTTTCTTAATGTTATCATATTGCTCCTTGCTAAGAATCCCTGAACCAACAAGGTTCATCAGCATGTCATCCATATGTTGTTGAAAGGCCTTAGCGCGTGTGTCGAATTCGTCAAGATTGCCGTATTTGCTCGCCAGGTGGTCGAGTAACACAGCAGCATCCTGTCGGGTAATGTTGCCGGTTTGCCTGGAACTGTCCTCGCCACCACGACGCAGTTCCTCCTGCTTGTTGAGACGATCAATTACACGTTTGGCCGCGAGATACTTTTGAAAGTCGTTGTACTTTTCACCCTTAAGTCGTCCGTATTTTTTGCCATTAATATTGCCTAACACCACTTCTTTAACAAAAGACTGCACCTTTAAAGCCGCTCTACCTGCTGCGCTCTTTTCAAACACCCGGCCTAACGGAATGCTCGCAGTATTCTGTAGTCCGTATGCACGTCTTATGTCTTCAGTTAGTTTTGTAATAAACCGGTATGGGTTATCGAGTTTGGCCGAGGCATTCTTGAGGCCCTCCCATTGGCGACTAAACCAGGAAGGTTTTTTTTCCTTATGTTGCTCGAAGAGTTTATCGAACTTGTTTAGCGATACCGACTTTTGCCCATCAGAAAGATCCCCTGTTTTTGTCGTGGGTGGCGGGGGGATGGGTGGCTTACGTACAGAGTCGATAAGCTTTTGCACAGCACCGGCGTCCATGCCTGTCAAAGCAACAATCCGGTTTCGAAGTACCTCGTCGGAAATGCTTTTAGGTGTTGATTTAATAACGCCGAGCAACGCCTCCTCTTTTGACGGAGGCGCTTTACTTGCAAGCGCACCCGCGCTGTCGGATTGACTTTGTGTAGTAACCACCCTCTCAGTTAGCTGCATCAGATAGTCGGCGACATTATCCGCTGATATTTCGGCCTTCGCGCCGACAACCTGTTTGTATTTATCGGATAGAAACTTTGCTATTAATTGAAAAATCTTTTTCAAAAGACTGTCACCTTCATACTTAATTTCTGCAAGTTGATCGCGAAAATTTTGATTAGTAAAAAGCTCAGCAATCATTTCGTGCACGTTGGCGGCCCCGTAGGTATTTTCATCCAACTTCCCGGCTGCGCTAAGAAGATGCAGGGCTGTAGTGACCCCGGCGTCCGAATCGGGCAATGACATCTTGCCCCGAACCTTGGTCAGCATATCGGTCAGCTCACTACGAAACGCCTGGTTATTCTCAATCTCTGATCTCGTAACGGCGTGCATGAGTTCATGCATCCCGGTTTGCAGCAAAGCCGCCTCATCGGCATGGTTATTAAAATTGAGCTCAATCCGGCCGTCGCTATGCGAGTACCCGTACACATTATCAGGAACAGATGTTTTATGATCAATCCGAATATTTGGATTAGACTCCACAAGTGGCGTGAGAAAATTAACTACGCGATCGACCAGCGGGTTTCCTTTAAAGGTTTCCTTTGCCCTTTGCAAAATAGAGGTTGGCGTATATACGGTAACATCTTCCTCTAGGGGTTTGGCCTGAGTGGTATTACCAGCAAGCTTTGGCAGCGGCGCTTCATTATCAGGAGCCTTCTCCGGCTGTTGCTGAAATTTGGATAACGCGTTTTGTAAGGCGGCGTCCAGGTCCTCCTCGGTTTTGATTTCAACCTGTGCTGCATCGGCGGACGCAGGCTGGTTGCTTTGGATTCCCTCTGTTGGCTGCAAATCGTTAGAAGCAGGCACGGGTTGGTCTTCCAAACCGGTTTGTTCCGCGCCTGGTTCTTGAACTGGCAGTTCGGCCGGCGCATCAGCCGCCTCCGTGGCTTCCGCCACAATTTCCTGCTCTTCATTGTCAGAGTCAGGCTTCTTATGGGTTGAATGCTCTAATATTTCGTCATTTAGTTTTTTAATTTCCTCTTTCAAAGGCGGATGCAAAGCTTCATCGACATTTTCAATCTGCGTTTCAAGTTCTTGTCGACGCTTAATTTTCTCGGCCATGGCTTGGCGAGAGACATCCTTGATATCTTCGGGAATTTTACCGTCCAGTTTTTTCTGCTCCTCGATTTCAAGCTTTGCTTCACTGGCCTGCTCTTCTGTGAGCTCCCCAGAAAGCACCATGTCGGCCATCTTTGCCTCAACGGTTTCGGAGGGCTGCTTTCCCAACCAATAGAGTAACTTGTTGCGCACTTTTGGATCAACCGTTGCAGAGGCGGCTTTTGTAATCCCACCCAGTGCCAACGCAAATGTTAATTCCCCTTTTATCGCATCTTTGACTCCTTCGCCCTCCGTGCGAAATATTCCTTTTTCACCCGCAGCAATATTCTTTTGGTCTTGCAGATATCCTGCTACCAAACCGTCCGCGAGGCCGTCGATTGTTTGATCGACTGCGTAATGAGTGGTATGCTTTAACACATTGGCAGCGGCGTTCTTAAAGCTTCCGGTAACGTTAAACTTCGGAAGCGCTTTGAGGCCCATCCTACCGCCAATGGCCGAACTGATAGCGCCTTCCGCCATATCTAATAACCCCTCATCCCTGGCTTGCGATTTCGCGATCTGCAACGCCTCTTCGGGGGTTTTGCCATCACGGCGAAGCTGGTTGTAGGTTTGCTCTAAAGTGGAGCTGTAGGCACGCCTGAAATATTCAGGGGCATTTGCTGCTGCTGTTAGCCATGGCGCGGCTTGGGGAGCCACACGGCCAACAGTGCCACCAATTAAAGCCCCATGCAACAAGCTCTTCCATTCCGTGCCAACCATTTGACTGATTTCTCCGGCACCCTTTGGAACCTTCTGCGGTTGATCGGGGTCGTAATCCTGCAAGCGCTTCTCAAGGATGCTGATCAGTTCAGTATCGTCCTTTTGAAATTCGTCAAAATCGTTAAGCTGCTTGTTACGTTCTTTGACGCCGGTTACTAACGCATCGAAAAAACCTTCCTCTTCGATAAGCCTCGAAGTTTTCGGGTCGTATTTCAATTCTCCTTTTCCCAGCTTTTCCAGGTTGGCATTTACTTTTGCAATTGCGGCCTCATTGCCATCGGTGCGGGCAGCAGCGTCGAGGTTGTACAGCGACTTTTGAATGGCTGCGGCCTGTTCAGGCTTACGGGCAATTACCTGACTGAGCATGTGGCGGGCCTGTTGTTCGTCCTGGTGTATCTCTGATTTTTTTGTCAGGAGCTCGTCCGGTGTGACAGGCAGGTCTTGCGGTCGGGTCTCCTGTTCGGGAAGTTGCAGACGCTGCATGGCAAGTTGTGCGGTAACAGGCATGTCGCTGCGAGGACCGGCGGCAAGTTCGTCCTGACGGCGACGGGCATCGGCTTGATAACGTCCCTCACGGATCATGTAGTCGATGACATCATCATTTACGAAAAGGGCCTTATTGATGTTTGCCCTGCTGGCTTCCGTATCACCGGGTACCGGCTTGGGAATAGGCGCAGGTGGGGCAAGGTCTTTGGCAGTAGGCTTGTATCGAGCAAGCGGAGCCGCTGGCTTAAAATACGTGTTCAGCTCAGGGTAGTACTCTCCAATCTCATCGAATTTCATTTTCTGGTTCGACAAGCCATAGTGCAGACTACGGAAAGCTTTAATCTCTTCCGGTTTGACATGAAATTTTAATATTAACACGTCGTCGGCTGCACCACTTTCGATGGCATCCAATATATCTTCGCCGGGTCCTGTAGGCATAGAAATAGTAATTAATTATAGTCCACCAAAGGCATTCGTCTTAAGAGAGTCCTTCCAGCTTTTCTTTTTTTTGCGGGTCTCAAAGTCATCAGCTTCTACGGAAGTATCAGGTTTAGCTTTCGTGAACCGGCCTCCATTGTAACCCATTTTTTGAAGCAAAGGCTTGACTGCGCCCTGCGGAATGCCGTTGGCTTCTGCAATGCGGTATATAAATTGTCCAACATTGGCTTCGGGTATTTCCATCTGGGTGATGTGTTTTCGGCCTTCGGGGCCGCTTTCCTTTTCGACAATCAACGATTTCGTAGTAGGGCTGTAGTATACATGCTTGAATTTGTGATCTTCAGCGGCGCCAGCCTTCAGTTCTCCTTTTGGCATCGTGCCGGTGACATCAAACACGCGCAAATCCTTAACCGATTTGGTCGAGCCATTAGGCAGCTCCACCGTCCCGGATATGTTCGCTTTTTGCGTTTGCGACAAGTCCTCTGCGCCGTTGAATATATTGCCAATGGCCTGAACCGCGTTTACTTTGAAATCCTTCATTTCTTCCTCATCGCTTTGAACATCCAGGCGCCCCTGCTTTCGGCTGCGAGCGGTTACCCGTTCTGCGTCCTGAAACTCAGGGGTCAACTTTAAATTTAAAGCTACCTGTTGCCCGGACGGCTTGTTGTTATATCCTGCGTACTCAACGGCTTTCTGTTTTCTGTTTGGTAAATTGAATTCATTATAGGCGAATGCCTGAGCAAGTTTTTTAGCCTGCGGGCTATCAATTGAAATCTTTTCGCCGGTAGCGCGCTCGTGTTCCCTTAAGACATTTTTTACCTGACCGCGCAAATAATTTATTGCACCTGAAGGTAGAGAGTCAAATATGCCTTCATCCAAAAGACGCACGGGTGCCTTCACCGGCTTGCCAGTTGCGTCCATGAAATTATGTAACAGGGGTTGCTGTTCGTTTGTCGCTACTTGATACTTGGGCACGAAATCCATAACGCGGCCGGTCTTCTCGTCCATTTCAGGCACGAGATAGTTTTGGGCAATCAAGTGCGCTTTTGACTTATCCGCATTGCCAAACTGATCATACGTTGTAATATCCCGCAATGACTTATTCATCGGCGCACCCTTTGCGTAAACATCAAAGGCTTCAGGAGTAGTTACTTTGTCGGGGTGCTCTTCAATTGCCTTGGTTACCCAATTAACAGTCGGGTCTGCTCTGTCCAGGTCAAGCACACTTTGACCCTGCTCGTCGGTTTTATAAAACGCTTGTCGTAAGGCCTGGTCCTTCAACGCCGCCCAGTTGTATCCTTCCTGTTTGTCTGCTTTCATTCCGGCAATAGCGTCATCGATCTGTTTGTTTACCGTTTTTGCAGTTGTCGAATATTTGCTAAGCCTGTTCACCATGGGTCCGAGGGCCATCATAAGCGTCGGCGTGTCCGCGCCAGCCATAGCAAGCTGTGCGCCACTTTGCATCGCCTCCTGCAATCCCTGTAATATCATTGGATCGTAGGCCGTCCCACTCATATAATCTTTGGGGTCCAGATAATTTTGAAGAAACGTGCCTGCGGCGCCTCGCTTGCCTTGTTGTTGGACGGCAAGCTGATCCTGCCTAAGCTTACGCCGTTCGAGATTGTCGGCCATCTTGTAGAGTCCACCCCACTCGGGGTATTCGTTCGTTAACCCGCGTACATCAATTGCCATAACCTGTATAGTTTGAACCTGGAATTTGTGCTAACGGCATTCTGAAATTTCGAATCGGAAGGTCTGAGTCTTGTAGCCCGTAGGAACCAAGTGCCGTTTGTTGCTGCCTGTTATTAAACAGCCCATTGAAGCCACCTGCCATGCCTACATTTGCCATCCCTATCCCCAGATTCGAAAGGCTGTTCCATGCGCCTTGTGTATTGGCATTCATAGCGCCCTGTATCTGCGCCATGTCCTGAAACCTGCGCACTGAATCTTGATGAACTTTGTCGCCTTCATTAATGACTACCCCCTGCGCGTTGGTCAGGTTTCCGTATCGACGCTGGTAATCCTGAGCCTCCTGAATGCCCAAATTGCTGAAGGCCTGGTTGGTCTGTCCCTGTACACCGGCCGCCAGCGCCAGCGCCTGAGAAGCATCTGTAGCGTTCCGGTTTACCTGGCCAAGTGTATTGGCTTGGTTACCATATATATTTCGCTCCATTGAGGCCGCCCCCGGCATGCGAGCGTTTAACAACGTTTGAGCAAGACCGAGTTGTTCACGCGCAAGGGGATTTTCTTTGTAGACCGGGTTCATTTTCATCAGCTTTTTCAGCCGACGATTAGCGCGCCCAGCGCCAAATAAGCTACCGATGCCGCCAATAAGGCCGGTGCCGAGTCCTATCATTGAAAGTGGGTCCATAATTATTCAGTTTGACGATTTGCTTCTTTGCCCAAGTAGGTACTGCTCTGGCAGGAGGGGCGAGTAATCTGCCGCTTAAAACTTGGCTTTCTTGATTGCTTGACTCATTAAGGCCGGCAAGCGGCCCCTTCCCGAATGCCTTCGCCTGCAAAAACAAATTCTGAAGTTCTTTGTCCTTCGACCCAGTGCTATAGAAGGCATCAATCCTGTCTTTTGCCCCAGAACGAGCCATGTCGGGCCGGCTATTAAAGACGAAAACGTGATTTAGTAATTTCTCGGCAAGTGGCCTTCCATACATTGCTTGAATTCGAGCAAAGTTTGCACGCATGTCGTCATTCATTGTTCGTGAACCCGAGCCGACCAAGCCGGCCAGAGCATCGCGCAGGTCAGCCACTTGGTCGTACTTGCCCCTCGCGGCCCCAAAAAACGGTTTAACATCGGGCTCTGGGTCACCGCTAAAACCTGAGGCCAGACCAAGCCCTTCAAATAATGGTGATGGCATAATATTAAGTTTTGTGTCCTAACGATATTACATATCCGATGTTTACAAACCGTAGCTCCACCGGCGTTGCCGCAGCAGGCCACGAGAGCATGACGCGCAAGGCGGCTGTTCTCATAACCTCCCCAACAACTAATGCATTGGGAACAAGCCCCGTGGCGGAAGGAGTTAAAACGTTTCGGTATATTTGACTATATAGTATCCCTTCCTTGCTTTCCCAATCGAAGTCCTGCAAGTTGCTTACCTGTTGGTATGGGTATTGGCTTAGGAAATAGGTCAGGTTTGGCAGGCGGTTTACTTCTACGGACATGTTTCGGTACACCTTCGGCCTACTAGGCACCTGGTTGCTGATAAACATAATGCGGGCGTCCACTAACGAACCATGCAAATCTCCGTAGTATGTCGTTTGGTTGTGAAGCCATAACAGACCTCGTTTGAACGAGTAGAGCTGATTTTGGACAGTAACAAAGTTTTCTGCCGTGAAACTGTAAGACCCTTGCCAAAAGTTGGGTTCAATGTTTAGTTTATATACAATGGTTTTTGCTTGTCCATCCCAAATATCAAATGGGTATACAATATTAGTATAGTCCGGCAGCGTGCCGCTCGGCGGCGTCGATAAAACTCTGGGCACTGAAATGAGCAACTCCCAGTGATGCGGATCAACAGTACAAAATATGAACGGTCTTGACCCAAGCGCTTCAATCTGAACTTGCGACATCGAGAGGTATTGTTGGCAAAACAAACTCCAGAACCGTGTCATTTTGTAATTGGATATCGGAAACAGGCCGTTTAACGAATATTGAACTACTTTGCCGTTTAATATGTCTACCCAATAAACATTGCCCCGAAATTCCACAACACTTTCAGGGTTGAGGGTGCCAAATGACCCTTTGAGCGTATTAATCGAGCCGATTACGCCGCTGGACGCAGCAAAGAATTGCGTGGTGCCCGTGCTGTCCAAAATTTGTGTCTCGCCCAAATACACAGAGTTTGTTTCCTTGGTGCAAATGGCAAGCATTACATCCCCTTGGTCCTGAACCTTGGAGGTAAGAATTAATTTTTGCAAAGGGCCACATTCTGCGGGAACGGGCTTTTCATTAAGTGCTTCAAAAGTAGAAAGCCCATTGGTAGCAGTACCGGGAAGAAAGACGTTGCTAAAGGATATACTGGATTCTTTTACCCGCTGTCCTTGCTTCACAATAAGGTTGACCTTGCCCGCATCAGTATCCCATCGACTGAAAAACCTATCATTTGGGGACATCGTCTCCGCGAAGTAAGTTATCGTGCCGTAGTTTCTTGTTAACGCATACGCATCAGGCAACAGCGAACCGGCCAGCGTCTCATAACGGCGCGCATTTGTTGTTGGATCAACGACACGATACATGTTGCCCATCTCATAATATGGCTCTTGCTCACTTGTTTGATAAGGCGTATATACTTCGTAGAGAATTTTGAATGTACTCAAGTCCCCGATGCCTCCTTCTGGCACGTTGACTATTATGTACTTGCCACTTTGGCCAATCACGGATAGCGTGTAGTCAGTGTTGTCTTCTTTGATTAATCGCATTACGTCCCCTTCCGTAAATACGTAGCCCAACCCAGCCTGAACAAGCGATGTTGTGTTGATGCCGATGCCGACGGCCCCAGTTACAAAAGTGTCATCTGTGAAGACATAAACACCCTCGTCGTCCTTCGTCGCATACTTTGCCTCCGCATCCTCCTCAACAGCCTGAAGAAAGAAGCGTGTTCTTAAGTTTAGCGTCCGCACTATGGTGTAATAGTAAGCCCATGATGGTATTTGATTGATCGCATTTGTGTTGCTAAGCGTCCAGTTGATGGACCCAATTCCCGTGCTTAGTTCAAATTCCCGCTGTGGTATTGAGACAAGGTTATTGGAGCTTAATACAACGGAACATTTACGCATAGCAAAATCATAAAATACAATCCCGATGTTATATTGTGAAAAGGATTTAAAAACATTGTATGTATCCACGCCCAAACCAGTGATTTCGCACATATTGGCCGTTGTGGTGATAGTTACTGTGTCTCCGCCAGTGCCGCCCACGAGTGCCTTTACATAGGCTACTACGTCATCAGTTGTAGCGCCTCGAAATGTCAAGTCTGAAAAAGCGATTGTTGTAGGCGGAGGCGGCAAAGTTGGTGGCACAATGCACGGCATGCACGTTTGTTCGGTTGAGTCAAGCGAATAATACCCCGCAGGCACCACTTCCGTCAAGTAGACGTACCAGCCTGAATACGCACGCGACGTGGGAAACAAATAGCGAATTTGAAACGATATAAGGTTTTTGCTGACTGACCCACCGGCGATATCGATTTCGGTCAGATTAAAGTTTAGCGATGAGGTAGTTGGCGCGTCGTATCCTTCAGTGTTATTACCCAGGAACAGCCTATTTTTTGCAACTTCGAGTGTTCCCGAATATATCGGCACAGAATCAAACGGCTTTAACACTTCATCTTGGCTTAGGGCCTGACCTGTTATGTTATTGAAAAAGTCATAGGTTAACGAGTTAATGTTATCGTTTTGATCTTGAATCTGTGCCGCCTCGGCCGCTATATCTTTATCCCAAGTTTTGATAACAAAAGCATTGTTGCCGATGCGTACTACTAAGTTTACAATCCGAACGGTTTGGGGCACACGCTCGGCGCTGTCCATTGTTACCTCGATCATGTTGTACGTGTCGTTCACTTGATTCAGTCGCGATGCTGGGCTGTAGGTACCGACGACGGAAACTTCATTGTCGTAAAACACATATTGAAAGGCAAAAGAAAAACTTTCATTGGCAATGAAATTGTTATCAAAGCTGCCATCGGTTTGCTTTTCAATATTTGGTGCCAAGGGAGGGGGCGGCTTGACCAAGGTAATCTCCCGCCAATCTATCGGGGCTACATAAGCGGTAACATTGGTGGGATAACCAGGGTGGTTAAGCTTAATGCCAGCATCGATATTAATTTTGCGCGGTTGATTAGTTGTCCCTTCTACCCAGTACAACATATTGTTGACAATGCGCGCTGAATGTATTAGCGTATCTTTATTGAAGTTTAAGAACCCATCCACCTGGCTCGATAACAAGACGTTATAAAAAGTTTCTGTCGCAATATCATAGCATACTATTTTATCCCATGGGCCGTGAAGGTTTTTGTTGAAAAAAATAATTCGGTTATTTTCTTCGTCTTCAATGCTACCAATGGTCACAAACGTTACAGAAGGCTCAGGACTTGATACCAGTACAGTGCCGGCGATAGATTCCACTGTGCCTACCACTCCTTTGTCAGTGGAGCCAATTCGCAGATTTTGCATATTCACCCATTGGTTTGGCTGTAATGCAAAGTCGGCGTCGTCAAAATTCCCCTGTCCGTTACCAAAATATTTCTTTTCGTATTCCATACTTTACTTTATATTCGCCGTTCATGACGTAGGAAGATTAAACTATATCTAATATTTTTTGATACTTTCTACTACGCCCCTTTGACTCTTCATTGGGGCCTATTTTTTAGTTCTTTATACTTGCCCGGTAGTTCCTATACAATACTTGCCGTATATCATATACAGTAACCTCGCTCATTCTTGCACGAAACAGCCGGCGCTGATTTACATAACTGATTGCTTCAGGAGACCTATCGATATCGGCATTTGGGCTTCGCTTCCAATTTATATAGGCCTCGATTGTGCTTTGCGCATATTCATCCACCTGCGTTGCGTTATCTGTGGTTTGGCCATCTGAGATGTATTCCAACACTACCGAGCAGTTGTTGAAAGTTTCAGTTAACTGAATTTGATTTCGTTCGGGGAGTATCTTAAATCCGTTGTTTCCATATGCAGTATTGAACCCGTATAGGCGCCCGAGGTTTTCGCCCAGGTCATCGATGTTTTGAAACATCCAATACCCAGGCCAGAACGGAAACTGCAAATTCACAGTATCTGGCGCGCCATAGGGCGTTATCGACCCGGTCGAGTCATAATTATGTAAGCGGTTAATGCTATCTCGCTGTGTGATCGGCTGAACAAACTGTCCTGCTTTTATTCCTACCTTCGTCCAGTCCACATAGTCACACGGAAGATCAACGGCATAATAATCATTCACATCCAATACAACGGTATTTACTACCCGAAGGCTATCGAAATTCAATTCCCGCAGACATGACGAGGCGTGCACCATAAATTCTACATAGAAATGGAGTGGCAACCTCTTTGCGAGCAGAGTTCGGCGAATAATTTTATCTAATGTTGTATACCTCATGGCTGTTGTTGTTGCGGCAGCGGCACATTTCGCTCTTCGTTTTGGCTGCTATCAACCAGTTTATCGGCGACAGCTTCCGTTGCAAACAGCTTGTACACTTCCTGTATAATATCATACTCCATATCTGCCGGCACAGGCAGAATGTCGTGATCCGTGTATTGAGACACATCAAGCACTATCAACCGCATCGTAACTTCTATCGGCGTTGGCTGAGTAAGATCAGTCGTATAAATCACATCCATGCCATACCATTCATAACCAACCTGGCCAAGAATTTCGTTGATCATCGGCTGCGAGGAAAGCAATCCCTGTTGACCCATCTCCAAGGGAATGAACGGGCAATCCATGTTGGCGGGGTCGAATATTTGATACACACCGATGCCGCGCGGCAGTTTTAGCGGCATTGCCGGCAACGTCGACTTACTGCGCGACCCATACTGGACCACCTCGATGTTTTCATACGTTGCAACACTGGCGCCGTTCGGAATGAGTTCGCCAAACGGAACGTTCGCGTTGAGATACTCCATTTTCAACATCTTGTTGACGCACTGCTCAATGGCGAGTATGGCTTCCGGGATCAATACCTTTGTCGCCACGGGAATTTCACCGCCATTAAGTAAGCGAAGCACCTGCTCCGCCAATCTGTATTTGGTTGTTGCCATTACTCTTTCATGTTAGAATTGAAGTTTTGCGCGTCCTTTGATGCGGCCCACTGCACTGTCTCGGCTTCACTAAGATTCAATCCCAGTTCCTCAAGGGCAATGAGTATAATCGACTTAATATCTTTGTCCGACCACTCAAGTTGCGTAGAGGTCAAAGGGTCATACACTATTACCCTTCCACTTACAAGAGTATACCCAAAATGCGGAGCGGCGGGGCGGCGTAAATACATCGTGATGTGCGTATGTGCAACCTGCGGGTACAGTTGAATAATATTACCAGCAAGCAGACGGGCCACTGGCGCCGAGATTGTGGGCGGCGAAATTTGAGAGCTAAGTCGAAATGCCAGTTCATCCTCCTTAATGATAGGCACCGGCTTGGCCCTCGTCACGTTGTCGGGGTCCTGCACAAGAGTATATAATGCAAGGAGGTCCATGTACTGTGAGCCGATAGAGATCAGACCGTTGCTCCCGGTCGTTCCGCTAACTTGGGTCTTGAATGGCCCCAACGCATCAATCAGACGCTGGGACGTCGCATATTCGATATAATACCGATTAAACAAAGTCATCTGCGCGGAGTCGACAATGTCGTCGAGCTCCTCCGGCGAATACCAGCCGCCTTGAGCTTTGTTTATTAGAAACAGTAAGCGGGAATAAACTTCATCCAGTGACATCGCTTTGCGCGGTTGTGTTGATAAACACCTAATCTATGGGCAATCACTACAATGAGCGCAAAAAACAGCGCAGGTTTATTAAGTGACTTTCGCCAAGATGTGATGTGCCTTGATTACATAGAATTTATCAAGATTTATCTGATAGCACATAACGGTCTGGGGATTGATGTACACTACATCGCCGGAACACAAGTCAACCATTGCAGAGTTAGCGAAACGCACCCGCGCAAGTTGCCTGGAGTCGACTTGCTTATAGTTGTCAGGACGAATTATGAGTGCCGAAAAATCGCCCTCGTTTTCCTGAATTAAATCCAGTTGAACATAATTGTTGACCATCGTTAGCCCTTGTTCGCCGATGATGGCGAACACCTGTAAAATGTCACATCGCCACAGTTCTTCATAGCGACCTTTCTCGTCATTGTATTGAAGGACGAGGTTTTTGTAGATGGGCGAATCATTCTCTGGCTGGTCTTTATAGCCAAACACTACATCATAACGCATTAGAATATCGTCACCCGGCTTCATCGTAACGACGGCGCCATGATAATCATGCCGATCAATCACACCGCGAGGAACTGAGACTACCTTTGCGCGTAACATCGCATACTCCTCCGGGTGCCATGAAGGGTCGAAAAAAATGGTTTGCCCAGACTCAAATGTAACTGAGTCGTATAATTTTTTATCGATTGAAACGATAAGTGTGTTTACTGGCGCTTGCATACTGTACATAAAGTCTAAAAAATTTTTTGTTTAATTAAAAGAATTAATTAGACTTTATGTACACACCCGCTCAGCTATGATCTACTTCATCATTTTATATCTTATTGGTTATATAGCCTGTTACTATATATGCCGAAGCGTAGTTTTTGACAGGAATGAGGAGCCGCAATGGGTTGTGTTCGAAAAATTAATCGTCGTTGTGCTAAGCCTGCTAAGTTGGGTCGCAATTTCTATTTTGCTCACCGGAGTTATGCTCAGCTTGGCGAACATAATCAACCCTGACAAAAAAGTGAAATGGTAAAACTTAAACCGCTTGGCAGTAAAATTTTAGTCGCCCCGGAAAAAAAGCAAGAGCGCACCCAGAACGGATTGATTATCCCGGTCGTTGTCAATCGCGACCTTGAGGAGGGTACTATTATCATGGTTTCGCCTGAAGTACTTCACTTGAAGGCAGGCGAAAAAATCCTGTATCCTGCTACCGTTGGGGTACAGGTGCTGATTGATGGCGAGACTTATAAGTTTTTGAACGGCCCAATAAAAGATCATCCCGGAGATGTTATCGCTGTTTATGATGACATCCCAATCAAAGCAAACTTCTGATGATCATACATGAATGTCAAAACCCGGTGCCCTGTATAACGCCCATAGGCGAGGGCTACATCTGGTACATAACCAGCAATGGCATTTTTGAAAACGACGAGTTTACCGTTGTTTTAGCAGCAAACGGACAAGTACGACATTTCACTTCCGACCAAGTAAAGGTCTGGTACAACCAGACATATGGTATCAAGCAAGAATCTCCATTTTGACATGAAGCCAAAAATACTTTTCAAATTCCCATCGCGTTCCCGGCCGGCTCGGTTTTTTGAAACGCTGGACAACATACATGCTATGGTGGCCGACAAAGACCATCATAAGGTTGTTTGTACGCTTGATATTGATGATACCACAATGTATAATGCGGAGGTCATAAAGCAGCTTTCCGGGTATGAGAACACCGTAGCGATGTTTGGAAAGTCAAAATCAAAGATTGACGCTTTCAATCGCGACATGGAAGATATCCAGGACTGGGATATCGTTGTAGCCATCAGTGACGACATGCGATTCATTATTCATGGATTTGATGAAATAATTCGAGAGGGCTTCCGGTGTGTAGCGCCGGATTTTGACGCCCTTCTACACTACCCCGATCAGGACGCCAAACATATCATTCCTGTCTTATATATAGCTGGAAGAAAATACTTCGAGCGCGATCTGTTCATATATAATCCTATTTACTGGAGCCTCTTTTGTGATAACGAAAGTAAAAGAGTCGCAGAAATTAGAGGCAAATATTATTATATGGGCATTCAACTTGTCAACCACCTCAACCCGGCTTATGGTCATTTGCCCCGCGATGAGCAGTTTAACAATCAACAGGACCAATGGGGGCATGACGAAAGAATGTATAATCGGCGCGAAGCCACAAATTTTGGATACGCCAATGCTACTTTCAATTTTAATTCCAACGGTTAAAGAACGGGCCGATTCGTTCCATGAACTGCTCACGTTTCTGCAACAGCAGATTCTTGACCATCATATGCAGGACGTGGTTGAGATAAAATTCTTAAGCGACAACAAAGAGATGACAATCGGCGAAAAGCGCAACAAGCTTTACCGTATGGCCACCGGCGACTACAGTTGGCAAATTGATGATGATGACTGGGTGCATTATGAAGCAATTCTCCAGATTGTCGATGCACTGCGAGACAACCCCGACTGTGTTGGCTTTAAGGAGCTTTGCATTTTTGACGGACGCCGGGTGGAGTCCTCAAACTTCTCGATTAGATATCCGGGTTGGCTTGATAATTACGATGGCTTTAATCATGTGCGCACTCCCTTTTTTAAGACGCCTATCAAAACAAGGTTGTGCCTCCAGTGCCCAATACCTCATATTCGATTCGGCGAAGACCATGAGTTCAGCAAAATGATTCACCCGTTGCTTGAAAAAGAAGCATACATCGACGAATTCATTTACCAGTATAGACACAATTCATCTCCTCATAACCAACGTTACGGCATAAAATAATACTATGAATGAAAAAACACTCGGCCAGGAAAGAGTTCGAATAGACTTCAATGTCACTGGCTCCGATGCAATTACCGATATCAAACGTCGCTCAGCCGAGCTCATAGATCTTTGCGAGCCTCTCAAATCCAAGGATGCGCGATTGGCGGCACTGGCTCAAACCTGTTTCGAAGAGGGCGCCATGTGGGCGGTAAAAGCCGCAACAGCATAACATGGAACTAACAAATGCCAAAATATGTGTTATATCCTGCGGCATCGGAGGCTGGTATGGCGTCGGCGTTAAACGCCTCTACCGCAGTTTAATTGAGGTAGGTTTCCCTGGTGACATCCTTACTTGGGACGACTGCCTTCCCCCGAATTGCCCAGCCCATAACGACGTGCCATACTACTTTAAGATCGCCGCTTTTGAATGGGCATTGTTTCGTCAGTATACGCATGTATTATGGTGCGACGCTTCATTTTGGGCGGTTAAGGACCCTATGCCCATATTCGACATCATGAACGATCAAGGGTATTACATGTTTTCTTCCGGTTATAATCTCGCACAGACAGTGAACGATAAAACGGTTGAACACTTACAGCTTGACCGTAATAACCTTGAGCTGTATACTGAATGGGCAACGGGTTGTATTGGCATCAACTTCGAAAACCCAATGGGCCGGCAGCTATATTCGACCTGGAAGGAGTACATGGATGCTGGCCTGTCCATAGGTTCACGTCTCCACGACAACCAAAGCGCTGACCCTCGCTTTTTGTTCCATCGACAAGATCAAAGTTGTTGGTCACTTTCCTGCATGCAGCACGGCGCCAGAAATGAAAAGGGCCTCGATCATGTGGCATACTATGGCACCTCACACAATGCCGAACAGGTAATTTTTTTTATTCGGGGGATTTAACTTAACTCGCAATGAAAGCAGTAATCAGTAGCACATACGACGACCTTTACTTTTTTTTTCTGCCTATTGTGACTTGGTCGTGGAATAAACTTGGTGTTGACGTTATCGTATTTCTTCCCTTTGACGGTGCCAGAAACAATGTGAGCAAAGCGTTTTTAGTTGGCAACACCATGGCTTCTCAAAACCTGTCCTTTGAACTCCATACCTTTTCATCGCCAGACCATAAGGCCGCAACTTACTCACAGTGCGCGCGTCTATACGCTGCGGCATTGGGCCATCTTCCAGCCGATGAAGTATTGATTACCGGTGACGTCGACATGGCCGTGTTCAATAAGGATTATTTCAACCAGGCAAATAATGGGCTTATAAATGTTTTCGGGGCCGATCTTGTGCCATCGGGCCAGTACCCTATATGCTATGTCGCAATGCCAGTTGATACATGGCGCGAGGTGATGTGGTTATGGCCGGGTGAAAGCCCGCAAACTTATTTGGATAACCTACTGGGCGAGCTTGAGTGTGAGCACTTCAAGGGCAATTACTGGGCGAAAGATCAAGAAACTATTTACAACGCGCTCACTGCGCAGGCTTGGCCGGTGATAAAACACTTCCGGGCCAAAGCGCCACACGCCTTTGCAACATATCGTGCAGACCGTGATGGTTGGCCCGATGCACCAATGCCGGGCATTATAGATGCACATTTACCACGACCCGGTTATACGGATGAAAATTTTCGGAAAATTCTCAAGCTGTTCAAAGATGTATATCCTGAGGAGGACTTTTCGTGGATGGTCGAGTACCAACAAAAATATCTCAAATTAACACAATGATTATGGAAGACAAAATTGAGCACATGGCTCCCGCCAGGGAAGAGGCATTACATGATTTCGTTGCTGAATGGCGAACGCTTCAATACGGCATGCGTGATGATTCTGGCACCCTTCAGCATATCGTGGAGCAGCGACTGATTTGCGAATGCAAATGCGGGCCTGAAATAATCGAATGGCGAGAGAGGCACTTTCTCGTTCGACACAATAACCTAACACCCGAGCCTGAAACGTTAATAGGCTATATTCAGACAAATGACAACGAGTGAATGGCAAATTTCAGACCCCGATAATGGACTCATTATGCCGTGGTATACGCACCCTGCATTGGATGAAATAAGAAAGTGGGACCTATCAAATAAGAAGGTGCTTGAATACGGCGCCGGCCTAAGCACTATTTGGTGGGGACATAAAGCAAAGCATGTAACCTCTGTTGAATCCAACCGCGAATGGTATGATAAGATAGCCGCGTTAAAACCGAGCAACGTAAGTATGCATTTTAAGCCGGTCAACGAGGGCGATCAGGAAAACAAGAATATATATGTAGAAGCATACGACCCGTTAATTCGATATGACATTGTGGTTGTTGATGGCATTCTCCGTTATGAGTGTATCATGGAAGCACTGAAGATGGAAAGGCCCGTTACGCTGATTGTGGACAATTGGCAACAGGACTATGTTTTTATATGCCCCGCTGCCGAAGTAGCACTCGAAGGGTTCGAACATACCTTATATGTGCAAGCAGAGCACACCAATCACGAAGGACGACCATGGACAACGGCGATATTCTTTTTAAAATGAAAACAATGACCCTGGCAATACCGGACAACTGGCTCCCTACCAATGACTGGGACAGTCATCGGCCGCTATTATACATAGCTCTATCAAACACAGCCGGGAGCGTAATCGAGTTTGGCTGCGGGTATGGCTCAACGCCGCTCATACAACGCTATTGCGAAGCTAATAGCCGCCTGTTCATAAGCTATGAAACCAACGGAGAATGGGCTAAGGAGTTTGACACGGTGTGCATCCTGCGGGATTATCTGGAATACGAGCCTAAGACATTAGTAGAGCATCAACCGGGTGTTGTATTTATCGACAGCGCTCCGGGTGAAGGTCGGAAGCAGTTAATCGATGCATGGAAAAACTGGGCGGAGGTGTTAGTAGTACATGACACCGAGCCAGGTGCGGAGTATGTGTACGCAATGAGCGAAGTGCTCTGCTCATTCAAGTTCCGTTGTGACCTAAAGCCCGAGGGTATGCCACAAACTACTGTGGTCAGCAATTTCGTAGATGTTTCCGCATGGAAGGGAGATTATAATCAAAAATACAAAGTAGTATGATTGCCCATGTAATTTTGGATCACTTTAGCAGTGCGCCCAACACAACGCTCGACATGGAGCTCGCCGAGCAGGGCATTGATGCCGAAATATGGATTGCGGAACATGACCCCAATGACGTAGTTGGGAGCATTGGGAGGTCGCACAAAAAGATTATTCAACATGCAAAAGAGGCGGGGCTGAAACAAGTGTGCATACTGGAAGAGGATGTAATGTTCCTTGGCCCAAAGGCGTGGGAACATTTTCTATATAATATACCGAAAGACTTCGATCTCTACCTTGGGGGCTGTTACGGCCTTCGACAACTCACATATCAGAGAATAGCAAGCCACGAAGGACCTGTCGAAATACACAACTTTGCCGGGCTTCATTGTTATATTATCAACGAAAGTTACTACGACAAATTCTTGTCGCTGCCGGAAAACAAGCACATCGATGATCAACCAGGTATGGGCCGATTTTATGTATGCTCACCCTTTGTTGCGCTTCAACATCCCGGTTTCAGCAGCAATCACAAGACCAAAGTAAATTATAACATTAACATTCCAAAAGAATGCTTATACCATGGCCAGGGATAAACGCAAACCACTCATTGAAATCGACCAAAATGGAAAGTTTCTAAAATTTTGGGAGTCGGGTAGAGATGCCGGCGCTCATTATGGCTTTACGCCGGTATACATATCACAGTATTTAAAGGGTCGTGTCAAGTCGGCAAAGAAGCACTACTTCCGCATCGCCACAGAGTCAGAAATTAATATGTATAGGTCTGTTCAGCAAAGAATTAAGGACAAGAAAATCGAGATCGACCCTCCGCAGATTGCGGAGGGTGAAACATTCCCGACAATCCCACCTGAAATTATTCCGGAGAAGGTTAACCGCGATTCTGACGGTGATGATCATCTGTCACCTTTTGATCTAATGATAAAAAAATGTAAAGAAAAATTCAAATAATTTCAGATTATTCATACTTTGGCAGTATAGAATAACCACTAAACAGGTACTGCGTATGATAACACGATCAACTAATGCTTGCATTAAAGCGCCCAAACATCAGAGTAAGGTTCCCCGATGCCCCACCTCACCTAACGACACCCAACACTCGATCCCCATCGGTAGCGGCACTTGCCCATCAGCCGCAAGCTTATTCCAAAGCTCTCTCAACCTGGATTTTTGTTAGCACCCAATGCTAACAGACGTTTAATACACCAAAATATCCTGTTATGAAAAAAACTTTGCCCCCGATGAAGCAGCGAGGCGAAATCCATCTTTGTGCAGATGAGATCAAAACAACCATAAAGTACAAGGGCAAGATTCAAACAATCGCCGAGCTGCTATATCGCCTGTTTAGGACGATGCCGCACGGTGCTGATATTGGCAGGATGGCAATGGCTCGAATAGAAGAGGAAGATAAAGACCGAAACGAATCACTGGAAGAATCAGAAACATAATCATCATTGTATTAATATGCAATTTATCCGTCTGGTAGCTCTTGTCGCTTTCGCTAAGCATGAAACCCTTGTAGTTACTCACCAAAAACAGACACATGAGCACTCCCCGCGAGGAACGTAACGCCCGCGAACGCGAGCGGTATCACAAAAATCCAGAATACGCAAAGGCGCTTCGTTGCGTTGTGCGGCTGGAAAAAAAACTTGCTGAGCAGTTGCTGACTGCTGAAGAGCTGGCCGAACTCGACAACGCCAAGCAGTATGTTGCCAAGGTCCGAAAAGCCAAGGATGCAGCGAAACCGCCAAAACCGAAGAAAAAGGCCAAAAAGGCCAAAAAGGCAAAAGGCGATCCTCCGCAGACTGCTGAGGAAATCGTAGAGCGACGTCACGCCTGGTATTTGAACAACAAGAAAAAATATGCACCCGGCGGCCAGTACGCCGAGAACAAAAAAAAATCGCTTGAAGCCCAGCAAAAAAAGAGGGAGGAAGAATTCCTTAAATGGTTCAACGAAAATTATGAAGAAAAGGAAAACAATGAAGAGTAGAACATTCGTGATGGGGGATATTCACGGTGCATACATACTACTTTTGCAATGCCTGGAGCGCGCTGGCTTCGACAAAGAGAACGACACGCTTATTCAGATAGGTGATATCGCAGACGGCTGGCCATACGTGTATGAATGCGTGGAGGAGCTGTTGACCATAAAACACCGGGTCGACATTCTCGGCAACCATGATGAATGGTTGCGACGTTTCCTACAGACTGGCATACACCCAGACTATTGGATGCAGGGAGGCCAAGGCACTGTAATTTCCTACCTGCGTGCCGCTGGCCTACTGGAAGAACACGGCGCAACTCGCTTTCTGAAACCTCATGATATTCCCGCCTCGCATGTGAATTTTTTTCTTAATCAGCGCCTGTATTACAAGGACGAAACGAACCGGCTATTCGTGCACGGGGGCTTTGATCGACATGAAACCTTAGATGCCCAGGCACAGTATAATCCCTCAGTTTTCTATTGGGATAGAGAATTGTGGCGGCAAGCCCTTTCAGCTCACGACATCTTTGGTCTTAAATTTAAAGAAGACTTCGCGGAGATTTTTATCGGTCATACAGAAACACAATTCTGGACAAAGCTTGGACGAATGACACGAGCCTCTGTTTTTCAACGCGGGAGCGACCCTACTTGCGCACCGATGCATGCTGATATAATTTACAATGTTGACACCGGCGCCGGTAGCACCGGATGCCTCACAATTATGAACATCGAAACAAAAGAGTTTTGGCAGTCCGACCCGGTAAACACTATTTATGGATCATTTAATTACAGATAATGAAAGACTTTCCGATTTTACCGCACACTGACGACAAAACATTTTACACGTATTCAGTCTATTACGGGCCACCCACTTACACCAAATATGTCTTACGTCGCCACTGGTCTTCAGTGGACACTCCCGACCAGGTGCTCGACCCACACTTCGAAATAGTAGTCAACAATTTTGAGGGATTGCTTAAACAGATGACGCGACAAGGGTTTGTGCCTTTTACGCCAAGCGAAGAAGATAGGGTTAATTACATCGTTAAAACCTTTGTATAAAAAAAGCCCCGCGTCGACTCGGGGCTGCACTAATCAAATACCATTAACCATTAAACCTTATCCTATGACCGAAAATAATATTTATTTTCTATAAACAAAACTTTATGGCCACTTATTTTTTTGTTTCTGCTTTTATGGTGGGATGGGCGACGTATATCGCATGGACGTGCAATAAAAGGTTGATACAGCTTTCAAAAAACATAGCCGTTAGCGACGGCCTGCTCATCATTTTACATTATCACCACTGCCTTCGCATAATCATTGAGTTAGGAACAAAGGACGTTTTATCAGACATTGAACAAAAGCTCCTCGATAAAGCCAAGGACATAGCTGCGTCCTACGAGTCCAAATACCAAATCAATACTCATCTGAACAAACCCCAGTAACTGCGGACTCATTTAGTGATTAACACCGCTACTAATCGACTTTTCCACATAAGTTTTTTCTTCTTGCCTTTCAACCACATAGCGCTTAATTAAACATTTTCGCGCAAAAAACCTGAGCTGTTTTTTGGTGGTTTCATTCAATTATCCATTATACTTTCTGTACATCGAATCCGAAGGATTATTACGGGTAGTCGTTCGGGTTATAGTACGACCGAAAAAGTGTATCATAACCCACCTGCACACACCCGTATGTGCGGGTTTTTTTATGCCCGTACATGATGTTGGCTACCTGGTAGGTAACCGGGCTACAGACCGGTGCTGGTTGTTTAACCCGACAGGGTGCTTGACAGTGTTACCAGGGGAATGACGAGCTGATAACTGGAGACAGCCAAAGGGCTCGTTTCGGTCTCAAAAAGACCGATGGTTATGTACTTCGACGCCGACCGACGGAATAAGAAGCGACCAATTCCAGAGGGATGTAAATATCCCTTATGGAATTGGTCTGCCCATCTCAGCCTCTCTCTGGAATGTATATGGGGTTACACAATAGGATGATCGGCACTCAACGAGCAGAATACAATAGAGTAACTAATGGAAACAACACCGACAACGAAAATACCTGGATGCGTATCGTTTTTCCCTGGTACATTGCCGTTAGCTCTTTATTGTTCATCCTTAAATCAATCTGCGTATGAAAGTACTTGTCGCCTGCGAATACAGCGGGCGAGTTCGCGAAGCCTTCCGCAAACTTGGGCACAATGCATTATCCTGTGACTTTGAACCAACGGAAATTCCGGGCCCCCACTATCAAGGTGACGTGCGGGATATTCTCTATGACGGCTGGGACCTCATGATAGCCCACCCGCCTTGCACCTTCCTCACCAACGCACAAGCCTGGACGTTTTACCACCCGCTTGACAAACATTTGGAGCGCCATTTACGCCGTCCGCATCCGAAGTATCCCGACCGCCGCCAGCAGCAAAAGGACGCCATAAGCTTCTTTAATCTTCTTTACACGGCACCCATCCCGAAGATATGCCTTGAAAATCCGGTTATGCTTGGCTACTGCGTGGAAGAAATCGGCCCTTACGCACAAACAGTACAGCCGAATTGGTTTGGCGAAGATGCAAGCAAGAGAACATGCCTGTGGTTAAAGAATCTTCCCGCGCTGGTAAAGACCAACCATATCATCAAGAAGCGGTACGCCAACCAAACACCGTCCGGTCAAAACAACCTCGGTCCTTCGCCTACCAGGTGGAAGGAAAGATCGAGAACATACCAGGGATTGGCTGATGCCATGGCGGCACAGTGGGGCGGCGAGAGTCGTTTGCTGTTTTAAAATATACCCCAGCCAAGGCGGCTGGGGCTTTCCCGGGCTTGAAAAACCAACATCCGTGCTGGTTGGAAATGGGGCGTAACCGAAAGATAAGAGCTTTTTGTTATACCTACAACATTTGTTTCGTGTGGACTTACCGTTATATAAAAAAGTTTATTTTTGTTCGCGAACTTTATTACCTTAGCTCCACTGCCATCATGAAATATATACTTACTCTGTTCGTTCCTGAAGAGCTCGCATCGTCTATGAAAGAGCTTGGCTTTGATAAGCCCTGTTTAGCTTATTATGAAGATGGCAGACTTCATCCCAGCGTTAGCAACGTATGCACAATCCTAACCGCATCTGATGGCTCGAAAGAAATCCAGGATGAGTATAAAGGTTACGATTCGAACGATATCGCTTTTGACGGTTTTGACCCGATCCCTGCAAGTTGGCCGGTGACCCCAGCACCTATCTGGACGCAAGTCTTTGACTGGCTTAGCGAACATAATTTGCGCATTCATGACGTATATGTCGCACCGAAGCATTCCTATATGTCCTTAATATATGACATGCAAAGTGGTAATCAATTGTGGCCGGGCTTCGATCCGACCAGCAGGCATATCGATTTATACAAAACTATCAGAGAGGGCTGGGTTGTAGCATTAGAACGCGCACTGGAAATCATAAAAACCAAATCAGATGCCGAAAGCAAAGAAGTCAGTTAGGAAAGCCGCGACAAAAATACCGGTCAATAAACCAGTGAAGAAAAGCTCGTTGTACGACGCAAGGGAGGCGACGAAGCACGCATTTTCCCTTTATGATTGGGCTGGCCGCGTCGCTGAACACCCGTCATTCCAGGACCCGAAAGAGCAAGGCTTTCTTGAAGCAATCTCACGGCTTAGCTTTGCTTTATATACGAGTAAGTTGGACGCAGCGAGGCTGGAACGGGAAAGCCGATCCAAACGAAAACTTCCTACAAAACAGCGGACAAAGCGTGTCCTGCGCACGAAAAAAAACATTTAATGACTCATGGATATCTGGTACTAACAGACCAAGCACTATGAACAAAGCAAAATCCTTTACTTTCAAACTTCAATTTTGGTAGCCCGCAAGGTAGCCGGCAACCGCCATGAATAGGGACGCGCCCCGCAAAGGACAATAGGAAACTTAAAAAGGTAAGCGTTGCGCGCGTTTCGATTTTCCCCATGGCCAGACACCTAACTGATGCAAGCCGCGAATGAAAGGCGATTCGTGACCTCAGTTTCCACAGTCGTGATCTAGCACGATCCTCACATGCAAAACACAAGGCGGGATGTGGCCTTTGGTTACTAGGCATCACACGTCTATTGGGCCCGCCTTTGTGTTTTGTATCATAAACTTATCTTATGGAACAATTGCAACTGCTTGGCCTGGCTACGGGCATTTTGGAAAAAGCAAAAGAAAAAGGTTTTGAGCATCAGTATACTATTACGCCCGTGATGTTTGAGCCATCATGGATGAACCCAGAAGAGGCTTTTTTTAATACCGTCGCGGCTATAGTGAGTATGTGGCTAAGATCAGAGGGAATTTTTGTGTGCGTAGCCCCGGCTCCCCGTCAGCGTGGCCAGTACAGTTATTTTGTTAATACTGGCCCGGGGCCTCAGCCTTTTCTTGGCGATTTTGGCGGCTCGGCTTCATGGGAAGAGGCATGGGCCAAGGGAATCAACGAGGCATTAAACCAAATTTAATCTGCGTATGGATATACAGGACGAAAGAAACACACGTTTAATGGCTGTATTGCTTCAGCAAATTCGGCTTAAAAATTTAACGTTCATTTGCCTATTTGCCAAAGCAGCGGATGATGCCATTGAGGTCTATTTCGACGGGGAGCCTTCCGTCGAAGATATACAGAAAATCGTGAGCTACTTAAGCGCTTTCGTCCAGGAGCAGAATAACTAACACCAAATACCTACACAATGAAACTGTTAACCCTATTCTCTTTTATGGTTGTGCTCTTAAGTTGCACAGCCTCACGTGATACCGCATCCTACTTCGGCGGTCACACTTATAATTATTCCTACAAGTTAATTTCCCCTTCTCAAAGTGAAAAGCTGATATACGAGGACAGCGCCTTGCGCTTCAAGTTCCATATAAACAGCACCGGTATTATTACCATCATCACTAACAAGCTACTGACCCCTGCCACCATTAACTGGGAGGGTGCACTAATTACTCAATACCGCCAAAAATTGAAGGTGGTGCATAAAGATATTTCATACGAGAAACGCAACGAGCCCAAGCCTCCCACCGTCATCGCTGCCGCAGGCCATATTGAGGACATGATCGTACCGGTTGATAACATTGGCATCAACGAAGGCGGTTATTTTGGCGCTGCCGCCTGGACCGCCAAAGCACTCTATCCAATAGAGGATCATAACAAAAGCTCGATTGCGCAAAGAATATTATCCAACGTCGGTCAGGAGCTTGTGCTTACACTACCCATAAAGTCAACAGGAAAAGAGTTTCCCTACGAATTTCGCTTTAAAATTGTCGCTATAGATTGTATCGACTGCGCACAATCCACAACTGATCCCGCAGCTTCATCAACCACAGAAAAATTCGCTTACTAATGTTGCAAACAGCTATTAAAAATAGACTAACGGAAAGTGAAACCGTTCAAATATTCGGGATGTACCCACTAGTGCGTTGCAGAATATACGACTCAATCGAAAATCCCGACGAGCCGGTACCCGATAAAATTGAAGGCGTCTACTTCGATACGCCGCCAGCGGTGTGGTGTGAGAAAACTACCTTTGCCCCATCAAAAGTAAAGATCGTATTAAAGTCGCTGCACCACCTATTTCCGACAGACATTATTAACGCCTGCCGCACCTACGACAACACCGGCCTGGTCGCGGCTACAGGGAAAAACATTACCGTAGTACCGGAAAAGGAAAGGCCTATCAGTAAAGTATACACGGAAACGAACTATTCATACGTATTTGATCACGAAACGGGCCGTATCAGTCTTTTCAACAAGGGAATGGAGGTGTCATACAATGCAAACCCATCCCTGCTCATCCAGTGGTACAGGCGTAACAGTGTAGCGATACCGGTATATTTCGAGGAAGGCCATTGGGGGAATGGGAAAACGCCGTTTGAGCTTGGGGTGGCAGAACCTTGCCTCGACCTGTTACAATTCGAACTCGACCGGGTATACCATAAAGACAAAGAGAAAATCAATCTATGGTTTTTTGATGCGAAACTACTTGACAAGGACCTTCGCAAGCTACATGTAGTCGACGAATTGATTGCTGAGCTTAAACGAAGTTGAAATAAACATTATGTGGAGTAATTATAAAAAAAGTCGCGAAGCATTGCTGTCGCTTCAGATGGGCTACCAGGGATCGTAAGTAGTCCATCGCGTGGTGTTGACCGCCGGCGGTCAGTATGGCATCGGAGACCGCCGGTTTTTCTCTCGTCTCCTCCGAATCTACGATAGAGAGCTCCCGCCTAAGGGGCGGGGCTCTTGCCTAAAAAAACATTACTATGACCGATATTCCTACTGTTGCTGATAAAACCGCCCTAACAGCCATTGATATTGCAGAGATGCTATTTATGGCACTGACTGCACCAAGTGAAGCCATGGACGCAAACCCTGAACAGGTGCTTTATAAGGCAGAAAACATCCATGAGCTTCTGCGAAGGCTTGGATGCCCACCCCCGGATTTTGCAGGCTATACCAAAAAAGTTGAATTGGAATTATTGACCGGGCCATGGGATACTGTTCTTGAGTATTTTGAACCAACTGAAATGCCATTAGCTGTTCAGTCTTTGGATAGACTCGGTTTCTCTAAAGAAGCCGTGAAGCGTTTCATCAGCGATGATGTGCCCGTTGACGAGGCGATAGCCACCCAACTTGCTGCGGCTACCAAAGTGCCAATCCGATTTTGGCTCAACCGCGAAGCACTCTATCGGGCGAAGCTAATCGAGTTTACAGGAAAGCCACGGCGCCAGAAAGATGGCGGAATATAACAACCTATATGCTGTTGCAGTTAAGCGACGGCTGCGATATCGCTCTTGACAAAAAACGATTTCATATATGCGTGAAAAAGATTTTTACGAACAATTGGCTGACTACGTCCACACACCGGAGGTCGTAGAGGCGAGCGAAAAGCGGTCCGCTGTTGCCCAATTAATAGTCAAGCATCTCAAAAACACGATAACCTCTGAAGAGAGCAAACTGCTTGCCGCCTGGGTGAACGAGAGCGAACCCAACCGCCTGAAGTTTGAAGACCTGCTGCGCCCCGACTACCTCATGAATGCCCTTAGCAAATTTCAGAACAACGACAAAAAGGCAACTAAGGAAAAAATCGATAAAATGCTATTTGGAAGTTAATTTTTTACGCGATGGATATCAAAAGTTTTTTTCGTTTTTATTGCGAGGAAAATAGACCCTTTGATGCGCTTGAAAAGCGAATGAGGTTACACAAGACGAAATATAATATTAGGTACAAATATGGGGGGGTAAGTGGAAAATGGGTAACCATAATGGTGAGGCAGTTTGAATTAACAGAAGAGCAACGCGCCATGCGCGACTATATGACAAAGCAGGAGCTGACAAGGTTTTGCGAGAACGCTTTCTCCGGGGAGTTGCCGCCCTGGAAACTTTCTATTAAAGCTTTTCCATACAAGCAAAATAAGGACAAAGCCCCTGACAAACCTTTATTCTAATATGCATACATATGGGCACTATTAATCGATCCCTCATAGAAGAGGCGCTATCTGAAGCAGAGAAATGGATGGAGCTGCATAAAGCGCACCCTAACCATCAGCCGTACATTCAGGCCAAAACCTGCGCCGATTGTTATACATGGGTCCTTAGTCTTATTAAGGATGAGGACTCACCTGATTGGGAAAAGGTAGCAGCTTCGAAAGTTAGAGAGGCTTTTCTAGCAGAAGGAGGTATCGATTTTACTAATACATTTAATCTCGTCACCGACCTATGGCTATTCCTGACTAATCATAAGATGCCGGAAAAGGCCACAATAAAACGCGAGGCGTTTTTTCTTGAGGTCAGTGCAATGATCAATGCAGTACGCAGTGTCGCAATTCGTGACGGGGCACAACAGAGATAGTGACAAGCGCGCGGCTCCCTACTGGCGCCTTCTGGGCCAAATGAAAGCAACTAAAAAAGCAGTAAGGCATAATGCAACGAATAACTTTTGTGCGCCTGAAAGAAGAGCTAACATCATAGTGGTTGATTTTTCCTGTGAATAATGCTTATGCGTATTTTTCAAAAAGAAACACAATCTCAGCCCCGGTTTCTTTTATTAACCCAAATCTTAAAGCATGACGGTAATGCGCATCGCCCTTAAGGAATTCAAACTTGAATTCCAGCAACGCACGAAACTCTTCGATGTTCATTTTGTCGTGCCGCCCACGCGAGCCCGCAACTCGGACGCCATTGCAGGAAGCGCAGGCTGGCAGTTTGTTTTCGTACCTGTCATTTCCTTCAATCATTTCACCGGTGAAATGTATGATCGTTTTGCTCGATCTTATTTCCCAAATGCACCAGCGGTCAGAAAGGTCGTCGCCGCAAAAAGCACAAAGGCCATCGAATTTTTGAAACAGCATTTCCTTGGTAAGTTGATAAAGGTCCTGTTTGGTTGGCATGCAGGTTGATTTTGCCGCCAAAATACGAAGAGAAATTATAATAATCTTAATCCATAACCGTAAAGAATAGCCACATTCATATGGACAACGTAAAGTTGCAAGCCGAACTGATACACTTCAATCGGTTGCTAAACGAATCAAGATTTAAGGAGGCAAAAAAATTATGCCTGCGCATTCTGCGTGAAGTTCTTATTGGTTTTGATAAACGCCCGTTTCAGGAAACAATTCTCATTCTGACCGAGCTGCGGTTTTCACCATGCCTTATGGCCATAAAAAACATGGAAGGCACACCCATCTTTCGAATGCAGTCCCCGACAAGCCACCTGCGCGAGAACGAGCAAACCGCTTTTACATTCAATGTTGCCAATTCCGGCTGGGGATCTTCTGTAGAGCAGGCATTTGTGCACTTTCTTGAAGGGGTGCTCAGGCAGCTTGAAAAAGACCTCGATGAAGTCTGGCCAGCGGATACCGGAACAAGCCCATAGAGCGTCCACCGCAGTTGTGGACTTTGTGTGGCCCGCGCATCATATTATCCAAATACCGAAAACATGCGCGAACAGCTCTATACGTTTACCAGCTATCCCATCACTCTGCCATTTATTGGGCCGATCTCGCGGAAAAAGTTCTATGTGATAGGCAAAGACAATGCAGGCAACCAATACATACTTGGTGCCTTTCGGCTTGAGAGAAACGCCGAGCTGCATAAACAAACTGTACAGCAGGACATAAACGAAGGCTATGACATTAAACTTTGGGCAGATGCATTCGGGATTTTCTGCAAGCATTGTTCCATGTGAAATACCTAAATACCAACCACAAACAATCCAATGAACGCTTTCCTGAATGAATACAAAAAGAGCCTTGAAGCAAACGGCTTCTGGTTTTCCCTAAAAAAGGCAAGAGCATTAATAGCCTTGCAGTCTGCTTTTCCATCTGAACACAACGCTGGCTTTGAGCCTGTGGATATCATCGCCAACCGTCATGAAGTTCTGATTAAGTGGCAACCGCGTTCACAGGAGGCGTCCATAGTCATGGAGGACAGTGAAAAAAGCCTATCAAAACAGGAAAAGTTGCAAATAGTTGCGAACCGCATTCGCGTTGCCATGCGAACCCGGGGAATGAGAGGTTACGATTTGGCAACACTCATGAACGTAAAGCAGTCCGCAGTCTCAAGATGGTTGAGCGGGGAAAACAATTTTACTATCGACACGCTAATCGACATTGAAGAGAAGCTCGGCATAGAGTTGATAAATTATTCCGAACTCTAATATTGTTATCACGCAAAAATCGCCACGCTATGACCTCTAAAGAATTCGAAGCTTACCTACACTCGATTGGTGGACTGATTAACGGCTGGAGAAATGACGATACGCCAATCATGGAACGCAACTTTTTCAGCTTCTCAGATGGCTGGCTCCAGCTCACGCGGGATTTGATAGAAGACCTCATTGCCCTGGGCTGGGATAAGCACATTATGCAGGCAAAAGAAAAATTTGGTACGGGCCGCTTTTACGTTGGCAACTCAACCAAAGAAATGGATGAGCGAATCTACCAATGGATGAAACAAACAGCGCAGACATGCGAAAAATGCGGCGCAACCGAAAATGTGAAGCGACGACTCGGCGGGGCCTGGATACTAACCTTATGCGATACCTGCGCAACCAATACATAATCTGTGAAAAATGCTTAAAAGCTTACACCGTTCAAAACCGACGAAGGAAGATGGAATTACTGGATAGGCGAAAAAATGTAGCGAGTCAAAAAAACAAAACAAACATGAAGACCTTTAAAGGCGAAGTTACCAGCATTAGCGGCAACCAGGTACTTGTCGTCACCACAAACACACAAGGGCGTCAAGGCGCGGGCATCGCCAAATGGGCGCACGATAACCTTGGCCTTCCACATGGCTGTAGCAAAGGCCGATACGGACGCTGCTACTGCATCATTACCAAAGACCTGACAAAGAAAACACATCCTTCCATCCCGAATATATACATTGTCCGGCAGATCATATCACTTTACGAACATGCGTACTGGGAATACCGGTTGTATGGTACCGAATTTATCGTGCCTTTTGTCGCTGGTTCAACACCGTTGAGCGGGTACAGTGTCGAAGACTTTGCCTGGATGTTTAGTTCAATACCCATTCCCGAAAACATAATCTTTGAAGAGGGGTTTGCGGAAATTCTCAAAAAGAAGCTCGCTCTACAACAACGAACCGCAGAGAATAACCGGGAAGCAGATATCTGAAACCACTTCAAACAACGAAAACTTCACTTATGCCTGACCTCATACGTATCGAACTACGCCCCAATACTGGCCCGCATTGCATCAATACCGGCGCCAAAGAAATCTATCACCTGCTCGTGACCGGCAGCGATGGCAAGGAATACACCATACGAACCTACTATTGCCTGTCGGATGCATACAAGACTGCCAGTGAATACGAAAAGCAGTTTGCAGACGGCGAGCTGACCATCGAAAACATGATCGAATTTTACAAAAACTTCTCAACCGTCGCCCGCGAGGCCCTCGAAGCCGTACTAAACTGAACAAAAAAACGTAGCTTAGTGTACATAATCAACCATGACAATAGCCGAAATAATCAATCTGCGAAACCTGCGAAACACCATCCTTGAAAAGGACCCGGTCGGCGCTGACCGCCTGGAAGCAGAAATCCACGAAGCCCTCAAAAACAAGTTTAACGAATATCCCTGCGACTTCATCATTGAAACAGTTACCCACTTCGGCTGGTGCCCACAGGTGTTATACGACGACGACGGCCGCTTCGCCGTTACAAACGCAGGAATGTCACCGGTACCTATCGACGGCCCCGTCGAAGGCACATTCCATATTTTTGCCCGTAAACACCAATGGGCGCCGACTATTCGGGAAGCCCTCTGGATATACCTGGCCAGAAACGAGGAGGAGCCGGAAAACTAAAACCTGCAAAATGGACATCCAAACCTTCTTTATCAAATGCCACTACATCAGCCAAAGGGAAGTAGCCGATAGACTTGGCATAAACCACAGCCTTTTCAGACAATACGCCTGCGGCCTGAAAACACCCGGCAAGAAAAGAATTAAGCAGATCGAGAAGGTAATCAATGAGCTTGGTCGCGAATTGGAACAAGTAAAATTCACCTGAACCTTTCAAAATACAACACACCATGCATCCTAACACCACTGACCAAAACACCAACACGGCAAGTGGCATAATACCAGACGAGCAGCATTACCAGTACCGCGTACTGGCCAACACTGACCCCGATAGCAACGAGCCGTACTTCACCATCAATATCGTGGCACACGCCAATGGCAGGCTGCTATACTACCATGGAAAAGCCCCGGCCATCCACGGTCAGTCAGTCAAGGAGCTGGAGCATACATTGCAAAAGATGACCGCAGCACTCTCCAAGCCCATACTGTGGGCAGGTAGCCGGTTCCCGGAAGAGTACAAGGAAGCGTGACATAACCTTACCAAAGCATGAACTTTTTAAAAATCGACCACGATGACCCCGTCTCAAATAGCGCTATTACTGATTAAGCGTGATGACCACTTGGCCGTTAGCCAGGCAAAAGATGCCGTGGGGTGCGAAAACTCCATTCTCACGGCCCTTGTCACTCACTTCGACAGCTAT